ATGCCTAAAATTGTAAAACCTCTTAGTGATAGAGAAATAAAAACCGCAAAAGCTAAAGAAAAAGATTATAGATTGTTTGATGGTCAAGGTCTTTTTTTACTTGTTAAAACAAATGGAACTAAAGTATTTAGAGTAAATTTCAAATTCAATAATAAAAACCTCACGAAATCCCTGGGGAAATATCCGGATATTACATTAGCAGAAGCTAGAAAACAAAAGATGGATATAAAAGAAAAAGTCAAAAATGGACTTGACCCAAGAATTGAACATGCAATAAGTACAGATGAACTTACTTTAAATGATGTGATAGATGAATGGATTGAAGTTGTTAAGCCTAGCTGGGCAGCAGCAACATTTAAAAAGAATAGATTAGTATTTGATAAAAATATTGTTCCTTATACTGGTAAACTACAAATTTCATCACTTAAAAGAAAAGACATTATAGAAGATTTAAATAGAATACAATCAAGAGGAGCTAATGAAACTGCAAATAGATTAATTACTCAACTTGATAGAGTATTTAGGTTCGCTGTAACAAATGAATATATAGAACACAATATAATTGCAGATATTGACAAAACAGCAATTTTAAAGAATCATAAAAGAAACCACTTTGCAGCTATAACAGAACCAAAAGAAATTAAAAAACTTATGTTAGATATTAAAAACTATAGATTTGATTATGCTGCGGATTTAGGTGTAGCAATTGCTTTAGAACTTGCACCATATTTAATTTTTAGACCTTTGAACATAAGAGCATTAGAAAAAAGTGAAATAAACTTTGATAAAAAATACATTTTTATCCCTGGGGAAAAGATGAAAAGCGGTGAAGATTTTATTATGCCTGTAAGTGATCGTGTAATAGCAAAATTAAAAGAAGCAATAAGTTTAGATTATAGAGATAGTATCTATGTGTTTCCAAGCCCTAGAAGCGCAGAGAAGCCATTAAGTGATAATACCCTAACTTCTGCATTAAAAAGAATGGGATATAGAGAAAAACATACAATACATGGTTTTAGAAGTACATTCTCTACAAATGCACATGAAAAGATGAAAGTTCACGGATTTGGAACAGAAATTATAGAAAGTTGTTTAGCTCATGCAGATATGAACAAGATAAGAGCTGCATATAATAGAAGTGATAAAATGAAATATTTTGAAGAAAAAAAAGAATTAATGAAATGGTATGAAAACTGGTTAGAGAACTTAGAATAGTTCTAACCAGGTTCTTTAGAATCAATCTCATTTTTAATTAACTCATTTTTAATATTTGTACCAATCCATAATCTAAGCTTCTTATACTTTTCTTTGATAGATTCATTTATTTTTTTCATCTTCAAATAATCATCTTTTTTTATGGTTACGACAAAATCCCCTTTGTGAACTCTAACCTTTACTGGTTTTGATTCATCAAACTTTGTCATATCAATAGTGGGTTTAGGACATTCTTGTTCAATATAAACTATGTCCTTTTGCATTTCTTTTGTAGAACAGCCAATAAATAAAAGAGCTGCACTAAAAAGTATCATCAAATTCTTTAACATCTTTATCTCCTAACATTTGATTTGTGTATTCTTGTTCTTCGATAGATTTCTCTACAACTTTGCTTTCTTTCATCACAAAATCTTTTTTAGCTTTAGATTCTTTTTTATCTATTTCAAGCTTATTTGATTTTTCTTTTAACGTATTGATTTCATTTCTATATGAAGATTCACTTTTTTCGTGTTGTGTATCTTTATATGAAAATGCACCATAGACAATAGCAGCTACAACTAAAACTGCAAGAACTATAAATAAATAAAGTTTATTCATTTTAAGCTCCTGGCTTTGTTGCCATGTGAATACCTAATATTCCGCTAAGTGCAGTACTAACTGAATAAAAAAGAGGAAGAACACCATTTTTATTTAAATCAATTCCAAAATACCATGCAGCAAGTAGAACTAAAACAATAATAACCCATACAAGAAGCATTGCAGCACCAGCTAAAGGTCTTAGCCTTGTATTCTTTTCTTCTAACCATTTCATTAAATTAGCCATGCCAATCCTCCAGTTCTGCTAGTAACATTTTTCTTACTTGTTCCATGTCTGTATTTGGGCAAGTTTTACCACCATTATTTTTACATTCATAATGACCGATAATATTCTCAACTTTGATACCATATTCAGATATTAACCACTTACAAACTTTCACCAGGGATTCAAACTGTTTAGTAGTAAATTCATCCACACCAATCATACAAATACCAATCCAGCCATTGTATCCCTTGGCATGAGCGCCATTTTTATCCCAATCTCTACCAACTTCAATTGAACCATCCATAAACTCTACGAATCTGCCTTTATCAATATGACCATTACAAATAACCACATGATAACCGATTTCATTGAACCCTCTTTCTATATGCCAATCATCTATATCTTGACCAGTTCCAAATGAACTATCAGAACAATGGATAACAGCACCTTTAAATACTCTCATTGTTTTTTCTTCTCCTTTTCTTTAAATTTTTATATGTGTTATAAAACACAATCCAAAGCAATAAAATTGCTAATGTTGTAAAGTGAAAATCTTGCCAATTGTTTATAAAGTTATATGCAACCAGGAATAAACAAGTAATAACAATCACTACATAACCAATAAGATTAGTTATGTACATTTTTATTCTTGTTGCAAATACAAAACATAATGGCGCTACAATTTGCAATAAGGTTAAACTTGACATTTTATGACCTCGCTTTCTTCAAATGCTTATGAAACAATTTGATAGCGTCTTTTCCCATTGTTGCAACTCCACCAGCAATACCCACTTTAATCCATACATTCCATATTGGATAGTATTGTTCAAGTAGATAAAAAACTGTTACCATAATAAAGCCGCCCAAAATTGAGTTAATCACAATAAGAGCTATAAGCTTCCAAATATTCGTTTCTTTACTTTCTTCATCTGTTAGTGCTTCTTCTATAAAAAAAAGAGCAGATAACAAAACACCTATTCCAAAAATCCACAATGTTTTTAAATCAACCATTTGTATTATTACCTTTCAAAATCTATTTTAATTTCCCAGCCATTTGTGTCAAATGTATGGTTTACTGTTTTAATCTGATATTCTCCATCATCTTCTAAAGTTCCCTCTAAATCAAAAGTTCCACCAGCAAAAACTACTTCACCCTCTTTTGTAAAACTTCCCTCTATAATTCCCTGGTTAGCTTTTTGAAGTTTTGCATTGGCTTTAGCTTTTGCTTCTGCTGCATTTTTGAAATTACCTTTATTTACTAAGCAAGGTTCACCAGCTCCTACTAATATTTCTTGACCTTTATTCTCTTTTGTATCATGCCAAGTAGATTTACAAGACTTATAAAGAGTTTTATTTGAATGTTTGATTGATAAATCTTTTATTTCTGATTCATGGATTGTATAAGTTGGTAGTTCCTGGTTCTTCTTATCATTAACAATTTTTTTAGTAAAAATCAAAGTATTGTTTTTGATATTGAATATTGCGTTGTATTCACCAGCCAATCTATTTAGAAAATGCAAATCGCTTTCATTACTCTGTGCCTGGCTTAAGATGTAAACATCTGTAAAATCACTTTTTACTTTTAGATTATTTCTAGCTGCTATTTGGCTGCATATATCAGATATAGATATTTGCTCATAGGTAATATCTCTTTTTTCTTTTAGTGTATTGCTAAAATTCACACCAGTAGCACTAATATTTAAAATATGATTGTTTTCCCTAGTAGTTGTTTGAACTGTGAATAAACCACAAAAAGTTAAATTATCACCATATCCAAGATACAATTTTAATTCATCTTCATATTTAGGTCTTGCAATTTCACCAGTAACAGTTATAGTTAATTCATCTGCATTTTCATTAGCTTCATCTTTTAGTTCTAGTGATTCTAAATTAGCTTTGATATTTGCTGTTACATCTTTACCATTTGCTTCAATCTTAAAGTTTGGAGTTCTTACCATAGAGATTTAACCTCTTTTTCTTTCCCTGGGGAAATTTCAATAACTGGAAGATTGATAACATCTGTATCATTTAAAATAGTTCTTGATTTAAGTTGAGGATTAGCAGCTAACACCTGGGCAAATACATCTAAAGTTCCATACTCTTTATAAACAATTTGGTCTAGTCTGTCACCAGCTTGTACATTATTAGTTTTCATATCTATGTCCACCACCAACTCTTGCTAGTGTTAATTTATATTTTTGTTTTAGAAATACACCATCTTTTAAAAATCCAGTTCTTTCTTTTTCAGTTGATAAGATAAGAATAGTTTTACATGTACCATCACCAAATGCCATAGTTTGAGGTAGTTTTTTTCTAGCCATAAGGTCAAAGTTATTTAGTTGTCCCTGGCTCTTAGCGATTAGAGTTCCTTCAATTTCTGTAGTTTCTTCTGATTTTCCGCTACTTTGCCAAGCGTCATAATTACCCAATCTTTGATGAGTACTAAATCTAAAGTTTTCTACAGTTTTAATCTTTTCAAAGTTTGTATCATTCACTTCAAAAGTAAAATCATCAATTTGGGCTAACACCTGGAACTCCTATTAATTTTTATGATTTTATTAAAAATGATATTCTTTAAAAAGGGGACAAGAATTAAATATCCTCGTCACTTAGTCCTCTACTTGTTCCGGATTTTTTCATAGCTTTTACTATTGCTTTTTCAACTTGTACATTATCTGTTGGATTGTTTACAATTACTTTGATATGATTCACCTGGTGAACTTCTTTTTTTACATTATTTAATTTTGGTTTTACATAGTTCAAGCTTGGCTGTGCTGCTACTAATTGACTTGTAGCAGCTGTTGCTGTTATTGCTTTTTTAAGACCAGTTCCAGGCTTAGAAATTTTAGTACTTTTTTCTTCACCATCATCCCCAAAACCAAAGAAACTACCAATACTGCTAATCACACTACCAATACCGTTAATCTTTTCACCTATCCAGTTAAAAAATGGCATTGCTCTTTCTTGAATACCACCCCAAAGATTAGAAAAAAAATCTTTTATTGGTGACCAATATTCATAGACTAAACCAGCTGCAACAAGTAACAACCCAATACCAGTTGCACCGATAAGAGTTCTAACACCAATCTTTGCTAATCCCATTGCTTTATTTGCAATAAACATACCAGCAGCTATAGCCTTTGATTTAGCAGCAACAAGTGTACTTATAATATTGTATCTTCGGTATGTGTGAATCAAACCTTTTACCGCTTTAGTATTTCCAAGATATGAACCTCTAAGGCTTATCATGGCTATTCTATGCGCTATTGATACAAGTTTTGCAGTTTTAGAGATAGCTATAAATGAAAATAACCCTACAACCGCATAACCAATACCAGTAGATAACATTGGGAAAGTATCAATAAAATGTGTTAAACCAACTGCTACAGCTCCTACTGCATTACCTAGTACTGAAACTGCTGGATAAAGTATCTTTCCAATAGCAGCACCAAGGTTTCCTATTTGTTGCCCTAGTAGTTGAAAACCTTTACCGCTCTGTGTAGCTTCCATCATTTTATTAATAGTTTCAGTACCATTTGAAATAGATTTATCCATACCATTGATACTAGATTTTAGCTCATCAACTTCACCATAAAATGATGTAATAAATTTTAAGCCCTCTTCTGTACCAAAAGCTTTATGAATCTCTTGCTTTTCCATATCGTCCAAAGTTTCACCATACTTTGACCTTAATTGTTCAAGTATTTCCGGTGCATTTTTAAGCTGGTTGTTTGAATCTAAGAAACTAAGTCCTAAATCTTCACTAGCTCCAACTGCTCCACTTAAGAAACCTTTATAAGCTGTTGCAGCTTCACTACCACTAGCGAAAGATTTTTGCATAGAACCTAAGATTGCTATTTGTTCTGATAAAGGTACATTTGATGTTGTTGCAGAAGCTCCAAGTGTTTCTATAGCACTTTGCATTTTTACACCATCTGTTTTAAACATCTTTACAGCAGAACCAATACCCGCACTAAAAGCTTCACCAAATTTAATATCTTTTTCTTCCTGGCTTAACTTATTCCATCCCTCTATATTTTTACTTGCAAATTGTTCATATTGTTTTCTATAGATTCCATAACCAGTAGCAAAAAATGAAGTCATTTGTGTAGTTGAACTTTTTGTTGCACCAGCTGTTATTGCTGCCATTCTTGTATATCGTCCTACAGCTTCCGCAGATAGTGAAGAAATACCCGATTTAATATCGTATGAAGCTTTAATAAATTGTGGTGCAGTAGTTCCAGCAAAAGTGTTACTAAAGTCTTTAGCTTGTCTTGTAATTTTAGATATACCTATATCACCAATTCCAAGTGATTTAATTTCCCCCTGGGCTTGTAATATTTCACTTCTAAGGCTTATTACTCCACCAATAGCAGCACCAGTACCAATAGTTGCTAATAATGAATCCCTTTCTTCAAAAAGTTTGTTCTTTTCTAACTGGATATGTCCCTTAATAATTAGATTCTTTTTAAGTTTTCCTAACTTAGAATTTAAATCACTTGTATATCTTGAAAGGTTCTTTACATCTACACCATTTGACTTTAAAGTCCTACCAAGTTTTACAAACTCTTTTCTATTTGCAAAGGCATTTTTTCTAAGAGATTTAAACTTTTGGATGTTGATTTTCTGCTTGTTCATTTTATGAACTTCTGAACCAATTTGTGTTATACTTTTTGTTGAAGAATTCATAGAGGATTTAAAAGATGAAGCTATTGCACCACCAATTATTACGCTTAAAGCTAATTTTTCCATTGTTAAAATCTCCTGTATTTATTTCAGCTTTATTTACTTTTATTTTTGTATTGCCTTTAGCAATTCCATATAGTGAAATAAACTTAGGAAATAGTGATGATATATTTAAAATCCTATTTGTTATGATTCTTTTTACATCACTATTTACAAAATTTATTGCTCATTTGAAAAGTTCTTAGATTCATTAATAAAATCATTTAAATCATCTAAATCCATTTCTAACATGTCGGAATAAGAAAAATGTAAGACATGACCAATAATAGCCATGCCCTTTTTTAAATCATTCCATGTACAGAAAAAAAAGTAGCTAACTTCCTTTGATATACTTCATAATCATCCATATCTAAATTATCTATTTCTTCTTTTGTTAAACCAGTTAAATCTGCAATAAGTGTTATTTCAACTTCTGCTTCATTTTTTGTTTCTGTTTGAGATTTTCTTACATCTCTTGCTTTTGGTTTTCTCATCTTAACTTCAGTTCCATCAGATAAAACAAATTTATCTTTGTTTTTTAAATCATCTATTTTCTTTTGAAGCTCTTTAGCTTGTTCTTCTTCTTCAAGTACTTTTAACTCTTTTTCTAATTCTTCAATTTTCTTTGCCATACTAATATCCCCTTTTATTGTATATGCGCTCTAAGGTCTGATAAATAATCAACCCCATCAATAATTGCTATCATGTTTTTTGTATCAAGCATTAAACCTTGTTTCCCATCAATTTCCATAGCATAAAGCCACGGTTTCATTGATACTTTTCTCTCTACTTCTTTTTTAGCTTCCATATCGCCATCATCCAAATCAATACTTCCTTGAAGTGTTGCAAGAATAGATGTTCTTTTCCCATCCTGGAAGAATGAACCTTTTACAGTAATATTTACACCAAGACCAGTAGCTTGACCAGCTGCCATTGCAGCAAGTACGATTGGTGAATATTCACTTAATGTAAACTCTGAATCTAGTTCTTTGAAGATTCCTAAATCTACACTTCTTTCAAAACCACCAGCCGTGATTGTTTCTCTTAATTGTTCAATCTTAGGTAAAGTAATTTTTTTACTTGTACCTAAGTGACCAATACCATCAATAAAGATATTTACATCTGTTAATGTTTGTGGTGTTTTTATCATATTTTTCTACTCCTAACCATTAATATAATTGATTAGAGTTTCGCCCCAATCATCACTATAAACTAACTCAATATTTAACTCTCTAATACTTGGCATATCTTGCACTTTTACAGTTAAATAAAACTTACCAGCTGTTACAGTTGCTTTTGTATTTTTTGCTGGGTCAAAGAACACATCAAAACCAATAACAACTCCATTACCTTTAAGCTCGTTCATAAACTCAACAATAGATTTTTTCACCCAAATTAATTGGTCTGCTTCTCTATCTCTTGCCCATTTACTAGCTTTTAAAATAGCTGCTAATAATCTGTGAAATGTTCTAACTCTATCTAGTGATTGCCAAATAGGGTCAATATCAGTTGTTTCAAAACCGTATGTTCTCCAACCAACATCTTTTACAATCATTGCTACAGATTTTTGTCTAAGTCTTCTTGATTCACAATCTGAACCATCTAGATACTCTACAACTCTTTGTGTTCCAGCAACACCCTTTGCAATTCTGTTTGAGTGGTTTTTAGCCCATCCAAAAGATGTATTCCCATCATGGTAAGCAATAAGCCCAGCCATTAATGCACTAAAAGGAATAAGTTTTCCATCTGCATTATATTTTCCATGACCGATTAAAAGATATTTACTTCCAAAGTTTCCAACAAAGTTTGATACACCAGCTTCATCTACTGAAAAATCATCAGTAATACCAGTAGTCCACATCTTGCTAGAGATACTATCCATCTTTGCAGCAACTTCAACAATCGCAGAATATTCCGGAACGATAATAAGTCCATTCTTAATATCAATTCCAGTTAATGGGTCTGATTGTTTCAACATATCAAGCCCAGCAAGTACATTTGTTTTATTTACTGCTTCGTCTACATTCAAAGTTGATACATGAACAACTAAAGGACAATTAACACCTTGAAGTGAAACACCAGTTAATGCAGCTTCAAGTGTTCCATCTGTGATAGTGTTATCTTCCACATACTTTAATCCATCATCTGCATTATTGAACTTCATTAGTCCAGTATCACCAGCATTTGCAGTAGCAACTATTGCAATTGGTGTTGAAGAACTAATAGTAATGGGTCTAGCAGCTGCTACCCCAAAACTTCCATTAATACCAAAGTTTAAATCCATCTTTTTCCCCTTAAATTTTATATTTTATTCTGTGATAAGCTCTTACACTTTTCACCAGGATAAACTTATCTCTTTTATTTACTCCAAGAATTCCAAACACTCTTCAAAGTAATCATCAGCCTTTTTGTACTGTTCTAAATCGCACAAATAATCGTGGATTATTACAGCTGATAAAAAGTCACTTGTTCAAATTTCATTTTTAGCCTTAAAGGAAAGGGAACTTAGGATAATTTGGTTCTCTATTTTCAGTAATAGCCAATTCACCCTCTTTAATACAATTCTCGATCCATTCAGTTCTTATCCCAACTTTTACAAGTTTTTCTACCATCATTTTTTGTTCTACTGGGATACCAATTAAAATGTCTTCAAAAGAAACACCATCATAAAAAGAAGTAGTCATTTCAACAACTACTAATTCAAGTTTTTCAAAATTAGCTGCTTTTAATTTTGTAGTATAAGAACTAACCCATTTTTCGTCTTGTGCTTGTTTTCTTTGAGAATAATATGTATAAATATGATTTTCCATATTTAATTTTTGTTCTTCTCTAAGTCTCTTTGGTTTATTTTCTTCCATCTTAAGCTCCTATATTATTAAATGATGTATCTTCAAAGACAACATTCATTTGTTCTGTATGAATTGGATAAATTGTTTCACCAATTGTTTTTTCTATAGCACTATAATCATCTAATTCAATACCTTTACCTTGGAACCTATATGTTGTTCCTCCTCTTAACCAAACAATAATGCAGTTTGAAGAAACTACTTCTTGTGCATCCGATATAAATTGTGCTCTACTTGGAATATATGCAATATGTTTTAAAAAGTTAGAACCATGACCACTACGAGAAAGTAAAGCTTTTCCTTCATAATATAATCGACCATGCCATGAAGCATCCCAATGTGCTGTATCTCTAGATATAAGAAAGTGAATTGGTTGATAACCACCTACGAGTTTCACCGGATAATATTTATCTGTATCCCCTTCTACCTTAAAAATTTCATTACGATATATTTGATTACCAAGTAAACCATTTTTCCAATTTTCTAAAACATCAATTTGTTTTGTAATATTTGGGAAAATTTTTGTACTCGTTGTACCATCTGCATTAACATAATCAATACTTACATCCTTTACACCATCAACTGCAAATTCTTTTAAAAATGTAATTAAGTTTGAACCATTTGTAATTAATCTTGTTACATTTTCATTAATCTTGTTTAAATCCATTTTTTACTCCTATAGTTTTATTTTTTCTGCAACTCGTTTTGTTGCTAAGATTTCATTTCCTAAGATTGCATTACTATCTAGAATCAATAATTTTGTATTTTCTACATCATCATTTAATTTATTGATAACTTCATCTTTATCTGCAAGTTGTTTTTCATACATTGCAGCTGTTTTTTCTTTTTCATTTGCTAGGTCTTGTTTTATTTCAAGAAGTTGTAAACCTAAAACAACATTTGTATTTAATAAACTCAAATCTTGTTCAGTTTGGGAAAATGCAACATATTTAAAATCTAGTAATTCTGTTGCATTTTGATAAACCATTTGTATTTTAAATGTTTGTCTTAACATTGGTGGAAATGCAAAAGGTGGTTTTGCCACCATAAATAAAGTTCCATCTTCTAAAAACAATCCAACACTTCTTGTATAATCACTAGCTTCAGTTGGTTCTACATCACATACAAATTCAACTGTTTGGTTATCCACGATTTGATATAAATTAATATTTTGTGTTCTCCATCCAGTTAAATCACTTGCACTTAAATTTGGGTCTAATACTAAATCTTGATTAGAAAATTTAAAATACTTTGGTTTTACACTTGAACCACTAGCACTTGCATTTGCTAAGGCATTAATTCCATCAACTGTAATAATGCTCTTTCCTACACTCATTTTCTACTCCTATATTTGAACTGCATAAGATGAAACCTCACCTACAGCACCTAAATTTATTTTTTGAGTTCCTACTGAAATTGATTCATAGCCCTCTAACATTTCTGAATTACAACTAACTTCACCAACACCTCCACTTGCTATATTTATTTTTTGCTTTTGCAAGTAACTAATAATTAGCTCATCTAGTACACTTCTTACATTTTTATAAATATCAATGTACTTTGTAAGCTGTGTTATTCTTCCTGGTGTAATCTCCTTATCTTCAAGTGATAAATCAATTTTAAAATGATATGGCTCACCAGCATAATCAAACCACTCCTTTACAACTGCTTTCATATTTAAAGCTTCAAATACTTTTTCAATTGCCCAAATAGTTCCTTTTCTTTGATGTAAAAGAATAGATGATTGAATTAGATTTCTCTTATCATTTTCATCTAAGCTTTCATCCCAAAAATCAACTTTAAAAGCATGAGCTAAAAAAGGTAAATATTTCACTTCACAAGTAAGCGGATTTGCTAAAGTTTTAATAGCTTGAATTTCATCATTTAATTTAGATACAACACCAGCTGCAACTAAATCTGTACTATGTAACTCTTTAGATTCAAATGATGGTATAAGTGATGTTTGTTCCACTACATACTCCTATTTGATTATCTGATATATTTACATTTGCACCTGGTGAACTAATCACAGCTTCTTTTACACCTGGTACTTTTAAAAAATCATTGATTTCACTAAGTGTTATATCAACACCTATTTTTTTAAGTTTTTCTAATCCAGCTGTTAAGCTCTCTACAGCATTTGTATAAACTTTTGCTGTTTCTTGGTTTGGTAATATTTTTAGTTCAGCAATTACACTATAGTTTGATGGTGTAGCAGTTTGAACTACTACATTATCAGTAAGAGGTCTAACCTCTTTTTTATTTAGTGATTCTTCGATTCTTGTTTTCATAAGCTCATCAGCATTTTTACTATAGTAATAAACATTTACAACACCAGCACCACCATTTAAAATTGCAACATCTTCGATTCTTTCATCCGCTCCAAATGTATATGACTTATATGTTTCTTCACTCCCAGCAGTTGATTTATCTGCCATTGATAAAAGTATTCTTTGTCTGAACTCATCATTGCTTTCAGAATTAGACCCATGTGTAAAATCACTAGTTGCAGCAGCAGTTACAACAAAAGGTAAAGAAGTTGTAATAACTTCTGTTTTTATATCACTTGTAGATACTTCTTTTTGTAGTTCAACTGTTCCCGTTCCAGTTGTAGTACCAGCTGGGATAACTACATCACTTAAAAGTTTGGATTCTAAAAGACTATTCTCATCAGTCAATACTAAATTCATTGGGATAGTTACATCCTGGTTAAGTGCTGCACTTAATGTAAATTCATAGATTGAATAAGGCTTTGAACCTTTCAATCTCTCTACATTGTAAAATGCAGCATAGTTATCTAAATCTTCATCTTCTGCTGTTGATAAGAAAAAAGCACTAGCTAAGTTATTATGTTCAGCTCTTAAGTGTAATTCTCTATAAGCAAAAGCTTCAAGAATCATTTTAAATTCATCACTTTCTAAAGGCTTCCAGTTTGGAAGTAAGGCTTTTAAATTATTGATATTTTCATTTAAAATATCTTCAAAATTTAGTTCTTGTAAAACTGTTGGTTTTGGTAAACTATTTATATCAATCATTTTCCACCTCTATTACTTGACCATTTGCCAAAGTTATTTTTATGATAATCACACCCGTAACTGGTTTAACTTCAAAATTCACCTTTTCAACACTTACTCTTGGTTCATGTTTACTTATGGCTTCGTATGTATATCTAGTAGCTTTTAGTTTCCAATCATCATTAAACTCTCTATCTCTTAATTCATAAAGCCTACTTCCCAAATCCGGACGCATAACCCTAGAACCAAGTGGAGTTTTTAAAATTCGATTGATACTATTTGCTATAGATACTTTATACATTTTTCCCCCGGGAAATTTATCTTGCTTGTGCAGTTGCACCATCAGAACAACTATGACCGTGACCAGTTAAATCACCTTTACTATCAGAGATAGAACCCGTAGTACTTATATCACCATCAACTTGCGCACCATTGCCACCACTAATACTAAGACCGCCATTACCCGTAATTTGTTCTGTAACTGTCAATGTTCCGTTTATCGTCACATCACCAGTATGTGTAGTTGTTGCAGTTACATCAACTGTATCGGCTGTTACACTTGCACTTTTACAAATAATTGTAATCTTATTACTAGCATTTACTTTAAGCTCTTTTGCTTTCGTGTCATAAGAAAAAATCGTGCCATCTTCATACTCGATAACTTCGGTATGTTCATTTGAACCGCTCGGCTCTTTGCAGTTTTTATTAAAGATACTTCTTACAATAAAACCGCCATTTGCTTCACCAAAAGGACAAAACATCACAACTTGTTCCCCAACTCTTGCTGGGATAAAATGTCTTTTAAAACTATTTCCAAATGAAACAATAGGTAAAAAATCACTTTCCCTATCAAGTACTTTTACTCTTGCTAAGGCTTTACCATCTTTGCTTTTTGTTTGGCTAATAGTTCCAACATTTACCAGGTTATATACAAGCCTTTTTAGTTCTGCAACACCCATTACTTACTGTTGCCATCTTGGTGTGTTGTATTTAACTTCAAATTCAAGCCTTACACCACCATAAGTAGTATCTTTATGTTCAAGTAGCGAATCACTACCTTTGTATTCACATTGAAAACAAAGTTCTTCTTCTGCATAACCAAAAGCTTTTAGAACATCACTAGATACTTCTCTCATATTCCAAGTAGTTTTATCACCAGCACTTACAGCCACATCAATCTCTACTTTTAAAGAATGTTTTAAAGAGCTATCATCATAAGCAGAACTTGAAACATCCCTTACAATAATTGCTGGGTAATCATCCTTTTGGAGTGGTTTCTCTCTCCATTCAGATACATTTGTTCCAGCTTCACTATAAAAGCCATTTGAAGCACTAATCTTTTCCATCTGCTCTACTAAAATACCTACGATTTTTTGTCTAACCATTTGAACTATCCAAATACACTACAGTTGTGTTATCTTTCATTTTTTGTATATCTACAACACCAAATAACTTTTCATCAATTTCCAAAAATGACTTAGTAGAAATAATAGTTGATACAGAAGTTTGAAAATATACAGCTGGAACACCAACCGTACTACTACTAAAATCATCATTTGCACTATCGAAAATCATGTCCGTACTTTCATCAAACCATAAGTAATTTAATGGAACTGGTACACCATCAAGATGATGTGTACACTCTCCACCAAATTCACTACATGCTGCTAAATCATTTTCAGTCATATCAGAGAAAGTCATTTAAACTCTTTTATTCTTCTTCACTTGCGTTAATTGCTTCAATGATTTCAGCTTTTGTCATACCATCATCAACTTCAATTTCAAGTTCACCAGCATAAGCTAAAAGCTCATCTTTTTTCATTTTTTCAATTGGTGTTGTATTATCTTCAATAACATCTATATCTGTTTCATCTTCGACAATCTCAACTTTTCCAAGTCTTTCTAAAACTGCTACGGCAGCAATTGAAATTTCATCTTTTGCTACACCGCTTTTTCCATCTACAATTTTAAGTTCAGAACCTTTTACTATGTCCTTACCATCATAAACTGTACTTCTAATAACTACTACTTTCATCATTCACTCCTTATTGAACTTTTCCGTCTTTGATGGCTGCAAAGCTTTCAGACCGTCTTACACCAATATCCGCAAACTGTTCAGCTTGGATACCAATTAAACCTTTTTCTCTTAACTCTTTAGTGTATGGGTCTACTGTTAAATCAATACCACCCCATAAACCTACAAGTAAATCTGCAAAGTTTCCATAGATTAATGCACTTAAATCTGTACCAGTACCTTTTGTTAAATTAGCTGGAATTTGATTTGAAACTTGATACCCATAACCATTTAAATCATTACCATTTAAAATCATTTTTGGGTTTCCAGCAGTTACAGGAGTTTTCTTTAAAAACCCTCTTGTTCTTGCATTCATAAGATAAGCAAGTCTTCCCATATCTGCATTATCTACAGCTACTTCTGTTTCTAAGTCTACAATATGACTATTAGTGATTACTCCACCATTTGTATCAATATCAACTAATCCAATACCAGTTTCATTTAAGATTTTCATAACTGCGTCAAGATCAATTTTTAAACCAATTTGATTCATTAAATCATTTCTGATTAAGTTCTCAATTGCTACAGAAGATTGGTGTAACATTTGTTTAGAATAATTACTTTGTCCCCCATATCTTTTTGGTGACATTACTAATTCACCTAGTGCAATATCACTTGCTGTAATTGCGTCTGTTTCACCATATTGGTCTGCTGTTGTTGAACCAGTTTGTTTTGGGAAAGAAAGATTTCCAGTTAATCCTGGTAAAATCTCTGCTAATTTCATTACGGCAGATTTATTTCTAAGAATTTCAATTAATCCACCCATTTGTGTATCAACTGTAACACCACCAGTTCCACCAACTGTTAAATCTTTATTGAATACATCAAAAGGTACTAAGATACCTTGTGCAGCAATTCCACTTGCTCTTTGAGCTTCTGATGACATTTCATATTCAAATGCTGCTTCATCTTGCGCTCTTTTATCATTTGGATTTGCTAAAGCTCTTAAAGCTCTTGCGAAAGAATAGTTTTTAACTTCTTGGTTATTCATTCCAATTTCAGCTGCTACATTAGATTTGGTATCAATTGGTGCAGCTGGTTCACCAAGCTTATCAAGTACTAAAGTTCTAAAGTTTTCAATACTTGTACCTTTTTCAATAGCTTCTGTAGCTGCGCCATCCATACCATGTTTAGCACCAATAGCTGTAATATCTCTTACTCTTGACCTTTCAGCAGTTCTTGCTTCTTTCTTTGCTGCTTCAACATCAACACTAGTGATAGTTTCATCTTCTTTTTTTGGCATTTTTTCATCCTTTTCATCTTGATTTAAATTTTTTACTTCTTCACCTTGTGGTTCTGCACTACGTCCAACACCTACCGTATCATCAGCTGGAATTGAAACAATAGAAATTTCGAACGGTTGCCATTTAGTTACTCTATAAGTTTCCACACCATCTTGTTCACTTTCAAGCTTCCTTTCAAGTATCTGGTATCCCACAGATACTTTTGTCAATATCCCATCAACCACATCTCTAAATACTTCATCAGCTTTAGCATTTTTGCTAAATCTAACAGTTGCTTTACCTCTGCTTTTTTCAATTGTTGCACTTTCAATAACTCCTACAACAACATCCCACTTATGGTTAAATAAAGCAGGTGCAGCATTGTTTAATCTACTCATATCTACAGATTTAGTTGAATGGTCTAATATTTCTATTCCCCACCATCTTTTGTATGGGTCTTCTGAACTAAATGAAAGTTCTACGGTTCTCTTTTCTTCATCAATTCCCCTTACTTCAAACTCTCTATATTGTGGTTTATTATCAAATTCTTTTTTAGGCATTTTCTTTTTCCTCATCTGTTACTATATTGTTTAGCATTTGCATTATTTCAGCTTGACCAAGTGTTTTAATTCCATACTTTTCTCTAAGTTCAATTTCTTTTGCTAACTGCTCATAAACTTCTTCAATATCTTTTCCCATTTCTGCAAAAATTTCTGTATGAGTTTTTAAACCCTCTTTGTTTAATAAAATATTTGCTTGTGCGTCTTTTAATGGGTCTACCCATTGCCATCCTCTCGCTAACCAATGAGGATTATTAAACTTGTCATATTTAAAATATGGTAAAGCAATTACCGCACTTAAAAGTGACATATCCAACCAATCGCTATACACATCATCATGTAAATGTTCCATCACCCAACTTTGCAGTTCTTCCCAAACTTCTCTTTCTTCTAAAACTCCACTTCTTAAACTAGAAAAATTCACACCCTCTAAATCATTTGCTAAAGAGTTGTAAGAAACATCAAGACCACTTGCAACACCTCTAAGTACAACTTTCATAAAATCTTTAAAAGCTGCGTTTGGATGTTGTGGGTCATAACTCTTAAAATCCCATCCTTTTGGTAAAACTTCAAATTCACCTGGTGTAAGTTCATTAGTTGGTACATTATCAATAGTGGTATCACCACGATATTCACCCTCTGCTTCTTTTTGAGTATAAAAACCACCTTTACTTGCTGCAACTCTAGCACCAACTAATTCAGCTTCTTCATATCCATTTGTCATTTTCATTCTAGTCATTGCTGTGTGCATCCAAGGAACACCCCTAGTTGCACTAATTCTAATAGGTAAGAAAAGATGAATTATTTCATCTGCTGGTACTCTTTCTCTTGAAACATCCATACCGGCTATTAGTTGATTACCTGGATGTGATTTATGTAAATGATAAGCAATAGGTTTTCCCCATTTATCAAATTCAATACCTAAAAGAATATTTCGTTGTGGGTCATTGAAATTTTCGTCTAAATGGTCAGCTTCCAATAATTGAAGTGCAAAACCAAAATCATTTTTATAACCCTTAACTTTTCTAATCAGTACTTCGCCATCTTCTGCCATTGCACCAATTGCTAGTTTTTGAATATCAATAAAAGAGTATTTGCCAGTAACGTCACAAACCCCTTTTTTACACCACTTTTTCCAAGCTTCTTCTATTTGTTGATTTGCTTTTTTATCAAGGTTTCCATTTGAGTCTTTGGCTTTATTTTGAAGTTTAATACCTTTTTTGCCAACAACTTTTCTTTTAACCATTGATTTAAATTTTTTTGCGTAATCGTCATTTTGCATTAAATCACGACTTCTATTTCGAATAGTTCTTAAATCTCTTTTAATATCAACATCTGCTGTTGTTTGAGAAGTTACCCATGAAGAATATAAATTGCCAGTATTTGCAGCACTAAATGTTCTTCTTTGAACAATAGGTCTTGATGATTTGATTCTACATCCGAAAGATTTTTTCTTCATCTATTAAAACCTAATTCTTACTACTTGTCTTGTAGTTCTTTTTTCTGCTGCAACTTCATTTCTATATTTACTTCTCATTCTTTCAAGTTCATCAAAAGAATATTTTTTAAGTTGTCTTCCGCCGATTTCATATTCAAGAACATCATTATCAGCTTTACCAAGTAAGATTGCTTGTAATTTTTCAACCATTTGTTCAGCAAATGTTTTTTCAGTAGTTTCAGCCAAGTCAATCTCCTATTAATTTCTTGACTGAATTATTACAAATAAGGGTAATGTTTAAAAAGGGGACAAAAATTAAATTTCGTCTATATTTAGAAGTTTTTTATATTTTGGCATTTCACTTTCTAATACCGTTTGTACTAAAACAGATTCACTTACACCAAGAGCTTCTGCCACTACTGATACATCAATCAATGTAGAAGTTTTTAATCTCACGTTATCAAACTTCATTTTAGGGTCATTTGATTTTGGTCTACCTCTACCTTTCTTTTCTTCTATGCTATTTGTTCCAGCCATTAACCCATCCCCCTTTTTTTCTATTTAGTGTTTGTTTTTTTGCTTCTACTTTTTTTGGTGTAGGTTTTAATCTACTTTTGATTGCTTCAAAATTTGGATTTAAAATATTTAAAGCTGCCAAGTTATAAACCGTATAATCTAGTGATTCATTTCTCGCTCTTATTGGTTTCCATATTCTCACCGCTCTACCATTTTTGAAAGTATTTACCATCTTTTCAGATACCAACATTTTGAAATATTCCACATCAAAGTTTTTATTGAAGTGCATATATCCCTCACCAAATTCATCAAATTTCAATCTTGAATAAATAAGCTCTTTGGCTGTATCTGTTCCAACTGTAAAAAGTTTTACTTTTGCTTTATTTGATGTAGTTGGTCTTGATATGATTGGTTTACCTAAAGTATTTGCACCCTTTACCGGGTAAACTCTATGTATTTCATTTTTTTTACAATACTTGTAAACTTCATCCGTAAAGTGACCACCACTATCAATACAAGTACATAAAACTCTAAGTTCTATTCCATCTTCTCTTTTGTAAGTGGTTTTGATAATATCGTCCAAATCTTTCCACACCTGGGATTGACTTGGTTTACCCTCAATTCTAAAAGGTATTACACCCCAAGATTCAAAACCAGCTCCCCAGGCTTTTACCTCTCCCTCTAATCTATCATCTTGCGTATCTACACCACATGTTAAAATTAAAGCTTCATTTGGGATTAGTTCATAATCTTCTCTACGATTGAAAAGTTCATTATCTTCAATCTTTTCACCTTGCTCATCTTCCCAGGTTTCACCAAGTACTAGCATTGAAAAAGCTTTTAGTTTTAAAATATTTCCTTGTGCTTCAAACCATTCTTTAGCTATTTCATACCAAGAACTATTTGCATTGTAAGAATATGCAGCCCATATATGAAAACTTGCATGACCTTTAAATGGTTTTAAAGCTACCCATTTACCTTTTTCAATCATTTCAATTTTGTGGTCTTCATGGTATTTCACACCACAATCCGGACAAAAAAAGCCTACTTCACTTTCAATAACATCACCATGTTCATCCCTTGGTGCGTCAAAATTTGCCCACTCTAATTTGTGGTAATGACCACAATGAGGACAAGGCACGTTGTAATATCTTTGGTCACCTTTTAAAAATTCCGGCTCAATTTTTGAAAGATGTTTAACACCAGGTGAAGAACCAAGAATAATTTTTCTATTCCAAAAGTCATTGGTTCTTTTTTTACCAAGGGCAACTTGGTCACCCTCTTGTCCGGCTTGTTGTTCCCATCCATCAATCTCATCACCAATAAAAACTCTTACCGTTCTACGTCTAAAGTTTTTAGGTGAGTGCGCACCAACTAATTCAAGTATTCCACCTGGATACATTTTTTTAGCTGTTTTCTCTTTTTTGTTTTTACCTTTTTTTGTAGTCTTGCCAATAAGTCCGGATATAACATCATTGTCCCTTATCATTGGTTCGATTTCATCTTCTGCATAACCAAGAGCTTCACCGTCTGTTGGTTGAGCTAAAAGTATTGAAGCTGGATTTTGATGTATGTGATAACCAACCGCAACATTGATACACTTCGTATATCCAACCCTTGCAGATTTAAACCAAGTAACTTGTTTCGTGATTTCATCTGTCATACAATCAATTGGTTCTACTTGGTATGGTAATGTTTTCCATTTACCAGGACTAGCAGAAGATTCCGGTGATAAGTGAAAATATTTATCAGCCCATTGTGAACCAGTTAATCTTGGTTTTGGTTTTAGCAGCGCTTGACCATATCCAAGCAGCTTTCTTTGTTGAACATTTAAAGCTTCATTACAACTCATCATCTACCTCAATATCATCAAGTCCATACTTGTTAAACTCACCAAATGCGTCATCAATCATCATGTAAAGATAATCAATTTGTTCATTGGTAGTTTTTGAATACTTAGATTTAAAACTATGAGCCACGTTATACATTTTCGTTTTCATATTTGAAGCTACTAACTCCATAACTGCTTGTGCGTCTTCCAAGTCAATCAAAACACCAAGTTCTTTTTTAAAATCAATCTCTTTTCTTTTACTTTCAATAAATGCGTCTTTGATTTGAATTTTCTGAACTGCACTTTTTTTCTTACCACTTCCATCATCAAGTAATGCAATTAATTCTATTTGTGCGTCACCACCCAAATATGAAACATCAAACATTCCAAAATTATCTCTTGGTGGTTGATTTGGTTTTGTGTCTTTTTTCCCTGGGGAAATTTCATTATCATCATCTTTTAAATTTGCTTGTCTTTGGTTTTCTCTTGTTTCATCTTTGCTATCTTCAATGATTTCTAAATAGTCTTTTGTTCTCTCTCTTAGGAACTTTCCATTTTCTAAAATATCATCAAACAATTTTTTCTTTTTTAGCTTCCCTATGTACTGTTGAGTACACCCACCAGGTTTACTGTATAAACTGGCTAAATCAGCTTGTGAAATATACTTTTTACTCATTTTACACCGCCCTTTTCACAAAATACAACCAAGTGTAAAAAGTGGTGTAAAGCCCAAATCCCAGTACTTAGGCTTTGTTTTATGCTTCTTGAAAAATACAACCAAGTTTGAAAACTCATAAATAGAATTTTTTTGCGCCTCGCTAGACCCTCAAAGAAAATAGCCCAGAGAGTACCTTTGTATCGGGCTTCCTTGCTTTCAGTTCCCCTTAATATATATTCCATATAGTTACTTTTGTTTACTATGTAATTGAATGTGCTGCTAGATACCAAAACAAAAAGCTTTGCTACATTTTTCAACAGCTGCAAAATAAAATATTTTTCTAACCTATTTCTATACATAAATTCATCCACTCTTTTTAGTCTTTACCGATGTAAAATTGGAAGTTATCTTTTAGTCTTTTACCCGATTCATTTTCAGCTAATTCACCCACTTCTTTTTGTATCTTTTGATTAAACATTTGAGGGATTGAAACTGTTGTAACTGCTCTTACTTTTTGACTATTTTTCTCTCTCATTAATAGCGCTCCATTCTTAGCAGTAAATGACCTTTTTAATACTTTTCTTCCATTTTCTTTTTTGATTAAAAGACTATTGTGTCCTTTCTTTTTTAATCTTCTTGGGCTAAATCTCATTGCATTAAACCTAGAACTTCTTACATCAATTACATATTCAGTATCAGAATATCTAGCCCTTTTTACTTTCATAAATCTTTTTAAATCTTTTGCTTTGATGTTGTAAGCTCGTCTTATTTTCTTAACTGATTCTGTTTTAGTTCTTGAGCCAATATCATTTACAGTTCTTGTTAATGCTTTCTTGTAAACATCCGGTCTAAGCTTTGCTAATACTTCATCAACACCATTTAATTTAATTTCCATTTCCTAACCTTTATATAAATCTTCTACATTGTTCTTACCACTATCCGGGCTAAGTTTTGAATACTTCATTGTTTGCTTAATATCTTTATGATTTAGTAGCTTTTGTATCTTTTGAATTGGTGTATCTTTGATAGCTAAATGACTAGCGAACGTGTGTCTTAGTGTGTGAATCACTACTTTATTTGCTCTATCATTTGCAGCTATTCCCTGGTTAAACTGTTCAAATATCTTTGTAAGTTTTGTATAAACTTTTTGATATTTAGTAGCAGCTCCATCAATTGAAACAATTTGATCGTTTGCACCAAACTTTTCTACATGCTGCACAATCATTTCAAAAGTTTCACTATCCGGATAACCTGGATACATCATTCCACCTCTTTTAAAATCTTTTAGTAAAACACTTCTTGTTTCAAAGTTGATATGTTTCTTTTGAATATTTAAAATACTCGTAGCTCTTGCACCAGTTGATAAAGCTATCTTCACAAAAAGCTTAAGAAGTAAATCATCTTTTATATTTTCATTTAGTTCTGATACTTCGTTTTGAGATAAAAACCTAAGCCTTGTATTTTCAACTCTAAACATCTTAATTTTCTTAAATGGACTAAAAGAGATAATCCCTCTTTCTATTCCATGACCTATAATTCTTTTGATAAGTTTCACTAAAATATTCACAGTACTTTTTGCTAATCCCTCTGCAAGTTTTAAAGCCTGGAACTCATAGATAAGTGAATCATCCAAAGTAGAAATAGTTAGGTCACCAAAGTTTGATTTTAGATGTAAGTCATATTGCTGTTGATATTTTTCATTGCTTTTATTATGTGCTGCATTACTTGAAAAATACACACCAGCCAATCTATCAAAAGTCAAAGTTTTAACACTCTTTTGACTTAAATCGACACCATGTCTAAGCTCTGATAAGATTTGATTTCTAAGGTCAATGGCTTTCTTTTCATTAATTCCCTCTGATTTTTTACCCACTTTTTTAAACACAGTTTTTCTGTTTGATTTGTAAGTAATAAAATAAGAAATATCCCCACATTGAAGATGATTTAATTGAACCTTTGAACCATATCGTGAACTTGCAACCACTTAATTTATTTCCCCCGTGAAAATCTTATTTACCAATATTGATACCTTTTCCCAATCTGTAATATATGCTTTAGAATTTCGGTATCTATTCAATTCTAAATCACAAGTAAGCCAATGCTTTACACCACTCTTATCAAGCTTGTAGATGTAATATCTCATTTCCCCACTAGCTTGTGAACACTCAATACATATTTCCATTACGCACTTTGTCTATGGACTAACTTTTGCATTGTAGAACTTGATTGATATTCAAGCACTGGTGCTTTGCTATACATGATTGTTGATTTAATTTTATTTTCTACTAAATCTACAAAAAAGCTATTTTCATCATGTTCTAATATCCATCTTTTACATCCACCAACACCATCAAGCTCTTTCATCTGTTCATCTGTAAATGTTTTGCCAAAGTTATCCCAAGTAGCTTTTTGTGCAAACAATGCTAGAGTAAAACCCTTTGGCGCTCTATCATAAAGACACATTACAACTGCTCTACATCTATCTACTAGTTTTTTAACATCAGATTCTAAACCACTATTTTTAAGTTGTTCAGCTCTTAAATATTCAAATTCTTTTACACCTTGCCCTACTACTTCAATTGGTTTTTTATAGTCATTATTTTTCTTTGAAAGAAAAGCTATAAAGTTTAAAAACTCATTTTGAGGTATGCAGTTTGTTAGCTTTTCAACTGTTCCAAGATTCATTGGATTAGCTGTATCAATTCTGATTAATTCCATTACAGAACTTACAAAATAATCTCTTGCCGTAGGTTGTAAATCTTCCATTTATATTTCCCCCGATTCCATAAGTTTTCTTACATTTGCAATATTTGCTAGTGTTTTGTTTTTATCTTCTTGTTTTTGCTCTTTTGTTGCAGCATAAAAAGTTGAAGCTTTTGGTGTTCCACTTGGTGCAACTGCTTTGCTTTGCATTGAGTTTTGGATATATTCAAGTTTTAGCGTTTGCCACTCTTTTTCTTTCATCAATTCAATGGCTGCAATTAAATCAAAACCAGCTTCATTTATTTTTCTAATTTCTCTTAAAAATGCTTTTAGAGGTGATACAGTTTTGATAACTTTTTTAAGCTTTTTTCTGTAATCAATAAATCCAGTTAAAATTGATTCTTCACTTAGGTTTATTGATTCACTTTCTACTAGTTCTACAATCAATTTATTTTTTTCTTTTTCTTTTATCTCTGTAGTATTCTCTGTAGTATTCTCTGTATATATAGAATGTTTCCCCGTTTCGGGTACTACTGTTTCCCCGTTTTGGGGTGTAGCTTTTCCCCGTTTCGGGTTTTCTTGTTTCCCCCATTGGGGTAAACTTGTTACCATCACATCCCAGTCAATTTTATAGTATGTTTTTGCTGGTAATCCCTCTCTTGACACCTCAATAAAATCTAATTTTTTAATAAGTTTTTTAGCATTTTCAAGCTCTTTTTTAGACAATAATGTTTCTTCCATTATTTCATTATCAGTTTTAAAAATCTTATCTTTTTTACTAAACCAGTACATAAGTTGAGATAACAATACACCACCCGTTGTAGTGCCAGTTACTTGCTTGTATATTGGATAATATGCAATAGGTTTTTGATTTAGTTGTTTAAGTATATTTTTCACACAGTTCCTTTTTAAACCCCATAATGGAATTAGTAGTTGAAGCCAGTTGTAATTAAGGAACTGATAAAATTACGACTAACTCCATTATGGGGTTTCAGTTCCGGTACATAGTGGAAGTTCGCCGACCCACACTATGTACCTCTTTTTTGAGTTAAAAACTCAATAGAACTTATTGCATTAATAAATTCTATGAATTTTCTACTCTTCTTTTTTTGCCAATTTCAATACAGTATCTTTTAATTCTGCATTAGCTTTTTCAGCTTCTTCAATCTCTTTTAAAATATCTTGAATTTCATCATCTGTTAGTTTTTTATCACCAATTGCTAGTTTTACAGTTCTAAAAACATCATTGTTTTCTATATTTGCAATATCTACAAGTAGGTTTAAATCACCTAGATTTGGTTTTACTTCTTTTTTAGGAATAGCAACTAAATCAAGTTCATTATTAATAGATTCAATGATTCTATTATCCCCAGTAAGTTTTGCTATTGCTATTGCAAAATCTACACTCATTGGCATTTGTGTATCTTTTGGGTTTAATCTTCTGTATGCAACACCACTTGTTGTATTTAGATTTGCTGCAACTGCACCAATACTTAAACCAGTTTTTTTCATATATTCATCTACTGCTTTATGAGCAGCTTCATATACTTTGAAATTTGGTAACTCATTTGTATCAAAAATATTATCTAGCATTTTTACTCCTATAAATTTTAAGTTTTTTACACTTGTGTACTTTTACTACATTTTGTACAATTAGACATATAAGTTTTAATATCAGCCCATGCAGAATAAGGGATTTTGTGTTCAGAATTTAATTTTATTATCATCTTATAAGATGGGTACATTCTTCCCGATAAGATAGATTTAACACTATCATCTGAATATAGTTCCAATAAGATTTGTTTTAATTTTTGTCTTTCCATAAACGAAGTGTAGTTTAACTACATTTAAAACAAGCTTAACTATATGTAGTTTTACTACATTAATAATGTTTTTAAATATGGTACTATTACTACACTATTTTAAAGGATTAAAATGTCATTTAATCAAGAACGATTTAAACAAGCTATGAAAAATAGTAAGCTTACAACTCAAAAGTTAGTAGATAAATTATATAGTGATTTTGGTATTGAAATTACTCTTGATGGTATCAAGTACTACACAAGAAAAGGTAGTAAAAGCAGCCCTAGTACAGAAAAACTATCAGCAATAGCGAAAATATTAAATGTTACTACAGATTATTTACTAGGTAAAGATATGGAAGTAATTACAAAAGTAATACCTTTAATTGGAAAATCATCATGTGGAAAACCGAAAGATTATGATTTGAACGGATATGAACCAGTACCAATACCAGCAGACATGTATAGAACTGGTATGTATGCTATTGAAGCAGAGGGTAATAGTATGACCCCAAAAATAAATGAGGGTGATATTGTTTATTGTTGCCCAAACCAAGTAGTAGATAGTGGTAAGATTGTGCACTATTGGCTAGATGGTGAAAGTGGTATCAAAAGATATAAAATAAATGAAACGGGAACGATTATATCTCTAATCCCAGTAAATTCAGACCATGATATTATCACTATCCATTGTGATGATAATATTGAGTTAAGAATGGCAAAAGTTGTTGGAAAAATAGACAAAGATTTTTAAAAGGTTTTAGATGAAAAAGTTTTGGTTTGGAGTAATATTTGTAGCTGTGTTTGTCTATATGGGAATGACTTCACATAATACTGTTAATAAAGATGATTTTAAAGGTAAATGGCCTTTTAGTGTTGAAGAAGTTATATTAAGTTGTTATATGCAGGATGATGTAAAATTACCTATCGTTACAATCAAAGGTGATAGATATGGTTTAACTGCTTATGCAAATAATCTTCATGGAAGTTTTGATGATATAAATGCAATAAATAAATTTTGGATAGATGATATAAAAAATAAAGGCTTAAAAGTATCGCTAGGAGATATTACAAATGCCGCTCTTAAACTATGTGATTAATTAAAATGAATTTTAAATATCTGATTTTTAGATTAAAGGTTTCAGCAATATTTACTTTTATTTGTATTGTGACATATCTAATTTATGATAATTTTTTAAAAGGTTTATTATGAAAAAGTATAAAAATATTGAACTTATTGCAGATGATGAATATTATCAAAGTGAAGAAGTAAAAAAGCAGCAAGAAAAGATAAAAAAACTATTAAAAAAGGTTAAACTTGGAAAACAATGAAATAGAAAAAAGTTTTGTTAGAAAGTATTGGATATATATAATTATACTTTCAATAGCTTTAATTATTGCAGCTATTTCTATAGATGCTTGGTATTCTAATGGAAATATTAAACCATATCAAATTGGCAGTTTTGATACCAATAACAAGCCTACAACATTACTAATACACAAATTTGAATATGAACATCCTTTATTAAAGGTCTTGTCTGTTTTTTTATATTCATTTGCAATGTCTCTCTTAATTTCACTATTCATATTAAAAGTAATACAAAAAGATGATGATATAGTTAGAGAAAAAAAAGAAGAAAAAAGAAAAGAAATATTATTTCAAAATGTATTTAAAGGGGTATTTGATAGGCTTGTGCCAAATGAAATTTTTGATGTAATCAAAGGTGACATACTAGAAGCAAAAGTAGTAAGAAGAAATGTTCAATGGATATATGATTTTAAAGTTGAAAATGATGAATTAGTACTTTATAGAAATGTTATGTATGAAATTCATAATATTTCAAGTGAACCATGCAATGAGCCTTTTTCCTATATTTATTCATCTACAGATTATACAGAAACTAAAATATTGTTTCTTAAATGGCATGAAAAAAATGATATAGGAAATACTTTTGTTGCGTATGATGTTGAAAGAGATGGAGTACATCAGTCGGCAGCAGAAGCAGCAGAAGCAGCAGAAGCAGCAGAAGCAGCAGAAACAGCAGAAACAGTAGAAACAGTAGAAACAGTAGAAACAGCAGAAACAGTAGAAACAGTAGAAACAGCAGAAAATTGCCGAAATAATGTATTAGAACTAGGAAACAAAGATATTGATTTTGAACAAGTTAAATACGATGTAGAAGTTATTCCTGGAACAATTACTAAAATAAATTTTAAATCTAAAGAAACATTTAAAAATAACAATAACTTTATACACGAAACTCACTTTACAACTGCATGTTCAATAGGTTGGGAGCTTGAAGTAAACTATCCAGAAGAGTATTCATTTAGTATTATCCCAATGTTTACAGCAGATTTAATTCCAACTGTTGATGATATAGATAGAAAAAAATACTCACATGAAGGTGCGATACTTAAAGGGCAAGGTATAGAATTTACGTTAACAAAATTAAATACTGAGAGTTAAAAAGTCGGGGATTATATTTAAATTAATATAATTTTAATATTAAAAAGAAAATATCATGATATAATATCTTGTTATTAATTTACAAATAAGAGGAAAAAACAATGAAAAGAATTGGTTGTTAAATATAAAAGTGAACAGATTTTGTTGCTTTATAAAGCCAACTGATGAATTTCCCAATGTGAGATAATCGGAAATTTGTAACTAAACCCAGGTCTTTGGACTTGGGTTTTTTTATGCCTATTTAGAAGCCTTAGTTAATAATTCTAGTTTAGGTTCTTTCTGTTCATCCCTTTGAGGGACACCATTACTTATGGTGTTTCTGCGAATGCAGCACAAGACAACAATCCTAAAACAATTAATACTCATTTTAATACCATCCTTTGCTTAGGTTTTACTATTTCATAGGCTACAAAGTTATTGACAGTATAATCTAATGCTTGTCTTTGCGCTCTTATTGCTCTCCACCTTGTTACAGTACTTGTTTCTATTCTTTTTTCACCTCTTAACTGCAAAAAGTATTCATTGCTATAAAAGTTAAAAAAGTGCATTTCACCATTTTTAAGTTTTTCAAATATTAACTCTTTTGCAATATCACTATTAATCATAAAAAGTTTTATGTTTGCTTTATTTGATGTATTTACACTAGATATTAGAGTTTTTCTACTTTCAGTTTTTCCCTTGACTGCATAAACATTATTGTGTTCTCTCTCTTTACAAAACTTGTAAACTTCATCCGTAAAGTGACCACCACTATCAATACAAGTACAAGAGATTTTGATTTTATCATTATCTTCTGTTTCATAAAATGATGAGATTATATTACCCAGTTTACACCATACTTTATTTTGTCCTGGGCTTCCCTCAATTCTAAAAATAAAAAGCCCAAAACAATGTTCTTTTTCATCCCAGGCTTTTACTTCACCCTCTAAACTATCATCCATAACATCTACACCACAAGTTAAAAAAACTACGTTTTGAGGCATTTTATATTCAAATGTACCATTATTCATTTTTACCCTTTAATTTAAATTTATTTCTAATACTAACAAAAATGTAGTTAAACTACATTTATTTAAGTTTCGTTTAAATGTAGTTATACTACACTTCTTTTATCAAAACATCTAAATAGTTATAAATAGATGAAGTTCTTTAAAAACACATTGTTAAATTTCCAAGCTGTTTATATTTATATACCAGCCACCATAGCACTACTATATTTTTTAAGAAACCAACAAAAAGGAGTAAGTCTTATATTTAAAACTGGTGGTTGATATATGGATATAAAATCCATTTTAATTTTTAAGGAACTGAAAATGAAAAATAAAATAATGGAAGCATTAATCAATATTGATAATGCAATATTTAAATTTGGGGAGTTGGTATTATGATTTATACTGTAGCACATACAAAAGGTGGGGTCGGCAAATCTACACTAGCTTGGAACATAGCAAACGGTATTAAACAAAAAGGTGAAGATGTAATCTTAGTTGATTTAGATTTTCAACAAACACTATTCTTTATAAATCATATACGAGTTGATAGTGGACTAGATGGTCTTGATGTTAAACAGCCACAATCTGTTAGTGAACTAATAGAAATATTTGAAACTTACCATGAAAACATAGTTGTTGATATTGGTGGTTTTGATAATGATATTAATAGAACAGCAATATCATGGGCGGATAAGATTGTAGTACCTATTTCAAATAGTGTAACAGAAGTTCTTGGGTTCAAAACATTTGAAGCTATCTTAGCAGAGATTGATAATCCTTTCATAAGTGTAGTTTTAAATAACATCCATCCACTTACTAAAAACTTTGATGTTATCAAAAAAGCAATAGGTGATAATCCAAATATCTCACTTCTAAATCAAATCATTAGAAACAGAAAAATATACAAAGAAGCACTAGGTGTTGGAAAATCTGTATTTGATACAAATGATACTGTAGCTTGTAATGAAATAAAAGGTTTATGTGATGAACTCAATGGATAACTCTAAAACACAAACTAACCTCTACTCGCCTACACCAAAGATTAAAATTATCAAATGGCATAAAAGTACTTGTATAGCTTGTATTCATGCTTCAAAAGATTATGGGGAATATGACTGTATTGGATGGTGGGAATGTAATGAATATCAGAAACTAGGAAATTTAAAATCGTTTCCTAATTGTAATGCTTCAAGTTGTAAGAAATTTTGTCCCAAATCAGTATCTAAACATGAATGTGACTATTGGGAAATGATAACAGACTTTGAAAAATATTTGGGAGGGAAAGGAGCTTATAAAAAAATTCATAATCTCTTGGATTTTAACCAAAGAATGGGGGATTATGAGATTGGGAGGATATTTTAGTGAACTTAACATCAATTAACAAAGCCACAAAAGGGAAAGTCAAAACAACTGGTGTAAGTCCATTCCTAGAAATAGAAATAGAAAAGGTTTACCCGAATCCGGAGCAGCCTAGAGAAGTTTTTGAAGATATTGGGGAACTGTCAAGCAGTATTGTAAAACATGGATTATTAGAACCAATCGCAGTAGTAAAAAGAAATAATAAATACATGATTGTAGCCGGTGAAAGAAGATACAAAGCACACTTACATCATGCAGCAAAAACAATTAAAGCACACATTGTAGATATGGATGAACACCAAATACAAATAGCAGCACTAATTGAAAACATCCAAAGAAATGACCTAACAGATTTTGAAACAGCAAAATATATTGGAAAACTTTGGGCAAGTGGTGAATATCCAAAAAAACAAGACTTAGCAGAAGATATTGGTAAAAGTTCAAGTTATCTTTCAAAGTGTTTCAGCTGCTTAAAACTTGATGATTCAATCATCAATGATTTAGAACAAAATAAAAATGATGTTCCCCTTTCAGTCCTGGAAGAAATTGCAAGAGTGAAAGATGTAGATACTCAAAATGAAGTATATGAAAAATACTTAAATGGTGAGATTATTAGGGATGATATTAAAGATTATAAATCATTCAAAGATAAAACTTTTAATGATGGATGTGAATTTTCCCCAGGGAAAAAAGAAGACAAACAAAAAGATGAAAGATATGAAGACGGAGTTTTTGAAGCATTTATTGGAAAATACACTTTAACTGGAACTGTTGGATTTGATGGAAGAAGTTTAAGTTGTGAAAACTTAGGTGCATTTCATCTTTATGGGAGTGTATCAGATACATTGTTTAATAAAGAAAAAAAATACAAAATTATAATTGAGGAAATATAAAAATGGAAAATTTAAATAGTCAACTAGTAGAAGCAACGGAAAATTACTTAAAAAGTGACAAGTTAAAAGAAGTTATTGAGGCACAAGCCGAAAAGATGGTTAATGAAGTTGTATCAGAAGCATTTAGATGGTCGGGAAATGTTAGAAAACAAGTAGAAGAATTTGCAAAGAATGAGTTGTCAATCAATACTAAAGAACTTGGTATTCAAGGGCAAAATAAATTCATAACAGAAGTTGTTGGTAAAAAATTAAAGCAATATATTAGAGAAGATACAGAAAAACTTATCACTAAACAATTAGACGATATTTTAAAACCAATTGAAAAAGTTGTATCAATTGATACATTAAAAAAGAAGTTGTTTGAAGCAGCAGATACAAATGATTTTGGTTGTGGGGACATGGATTATGTTCTTGAAAATGTAGATGAAGATGAAATATATACATTCATTGTAGAAGAACCAGGCGGTATGCATGAATGGGTAACTTTATATTTTGACAAAGAGCCAAATAAAGAAACTTATGAATGTGAATTTGAATTAACAGTTCATAAAACAAACACATCTTTCAAAATTAAGCAAAGAGAAATAAAAGCTACTGATAAAGTAATGAATCCATATATATGGGATATTGAAGATTTTGTTTATTGTATGTTCTTAAATGATTCTACAATCAATTATGAAGAAGCAAAAGCATATTAATAGGAGAACATGATGGAAGAAATATATAAAAAAATAGATACTCAAAACTATCATTTAGCAGCAAAAGCTACAGAAACAGAATGCTGGTTTAAAGTTCCTGGTGTAATTCATTTTAATAGAGAAAAACCATTAGCTTACAAAGCTATCCATAAAAAAGACACATTGATTCTAAATAAAGTTTTAGATGAAAATGAAAAAGCTTTTGAAATTACAGTCGGTTCTGCAGCTGGTTCATTCTTCATCTGCTCTAGTAAATTTATTGAAGAATATGATGATAAAAATAGTTACAGCTTATCAATTGATTCGAAACTACAGGATGATTTATTAGGTCAAAAAGTTTACTTCTCAAATGATATAAGAATTACTGTTGGAATAGTAACAAGAATATCAAAAGATATGAATGGAAAAGAGTATTTAACTATTAAATATAGAGCAGATAGTGGTGGCATTGGAACTTGGGAAATACACAAAACAAGCGGTCTTTATAAAAGAACTAGAAAAGAACTTTATGAAGAAATGGAAGCAGATTATATTAGTAATGAATTGTACTTTGAAGAAAGTCTAATCAATGATGTAAAGGCTAAGTTATGAGTGCAAAACTAGATATTAAAGTTGGAATGGAAGTTAAGTTAAAAAACCAAGCTCCCACAGAAAGATTTATAGTTGATGAAGTTAAAGCAAATGGTTATCTTAATCTATTGGAATATGCACTTAATAAAGAGGGTGGAGTAAAAAGAACTCAACCAAAAAAAATACTTCTCCCTCTTGAAGATGTATTAGGAATACAAACAAAAATGGAATTTCATTAAAAAAAAGAAAGGATTAACATGAGCTTACAATTTATACCAGGAAGATTATCAATGAGTGATTTAGTTAAATATATTGGAATTTCTCAACCAATAATTTATGAAAAATTAAATCCAAATAAACCAGGCTTTGATAATGACTTTCCAAGACCAGTAAAAGCTGGTAAAAAAAATCTTTTTCTTACAAAAGAAATTGATACATGGATTGAAAAAGACGCAAAGAAGCAAAGAAAATAAAAGGGATCAATTGAACCCATCCCTTTTATTAACATCTAATAGAGCATATAAATATATTTTCTATTAGGTGTTAGAGTCGGCACTAGCACCGAAAATTAATATCAGCAAGGGGAAACTTGTAAAGCTCGTCTTCCCAAATAAAACTTTAGAACCCTAAGCTTATGATTTACTTCATTGTAAATCGTAAGTCTTAGGTATATCAAAAAGGATTGTTATGTTTAATAAAACATGTACTATATGTGACCATACATTTTACGTTAGAAAGATTGAAGATTTTAAAGAGAATTTTCACAAAGCAAAACTTGGAAAATATGGATTTACTGCAAGATGTAAAGCATGTAGAAAAAAAGAAGAAACTGAACCCTATAAAGAAATAAGAAAAGCAAAAGACCAGGCACGATACAAACCAAAAAGAACTGTAGAAATAAAATGCCCTATTTGTAATGACATGTTTATTAGACGTGATAAGTTCCAAAAGATATGTAGTAAAAAAGAATGTCAAAAACTAATAAAAAAAATAAGATACAAAAAATACAAACCAATTGCAGCAGAGCATAGAAAAAAAAGAAGTAAAAAAGCTTTAGCAGCTGCGCCAAATTCAAAAGCAAAAAAAACATATACACAAGAAGAACTAGACTACATAAAAAATAATATTAGATTTGATTCTATAGAAGATATGGCAGCAAAACTAAAAAGAACACCAAGAGCTTTAAAAGCCAAAATAAAAAAAGACAATATCAAACCGGATATGTCAAGGTTCAAAACCCCTACTTTGATTTTAGGGTCTTGTAATTTAGCTTCGTGATAAATAAAAATAAAGGAAAAAAATGAAAAGTATTGAATTTAATGAAAAGCAGTTAGAAGCATATAAGAATGGTGCTACTAAATTTATTGTGCCAATTGATAAAATTGTTGATATGGGTGTAGAATATGCTTTAACAACAACTGTTGGTGATAGTATATGTGGCAAATATGAAAATGAAAGAGTTATTAAAACTTTCAAGCAGCCTATTAGTGATTTTATTAAACATGAATCAAAAGTGAAAGTAAATGATACATTCTTTATACAAGAAGACTTTATTCAAGGTTATGAAGATGTTTATGACCAAAAAAAAGATGAGTATAAAACATGGTATAAACTTGATAATGATTTGCACTCATGGATGGAAGATGAAGAAAGTGAAGAGATTGAAGTTCCTTGGATTTCTGCTAATAAAATGGAAGAACAAGAAGCAAGATTTAAAAATACATGTTCATATATTGAATTTAAAAAAGTACAAGATTTAGAGCTTGATGATATTTTAAATATTGGAATACCAAAAGATTTTAAATGTGGTGAAGATGGACTTGAACTTTGGGAATGGTTAGAATATTGGTTTGATGAACAACATGGAAGCCTAGCTTATGACAATAATCCTTATGTATTTATTTATACTCACAAAGGAAAATAACTATATTAATCTCTCTACTTAATTGAGCCTCACAAAGAGGTTCAATAAAAAACTCACATACTCTTAAAAAATCAAAAATCAATAAAAATTATATTATAATTAGACAAAGTTCAATTCTCACTTTGAGAATTAAATCCAAAAATTCAAATTTACTATTTACATATTGCATAGAATAGAGAAATATAGCATGAATTTTAAGAGTACTTATAAGAGTACTTTATTTTTACAAAACACCAATAAGCCCTATATATAGGCTCCATATTAATACAGTTTGAACTCCCACATCTCCACCAATACACAATCTAAGAAAATCCAAAAACATCTAACAATACACGATAACAAAGGCTTTAAGCCTATCTTGTTTGTCTATCTAAATCTAAACAAAAATAATTAAAAATATAATTTATAGGGATATTTTTAGGGGTACTCTGTTAAAATTACTATATAAGCTTTTAAAATACCCCTAAAGGATTAGATATGGCTAGAGCTACAATGCCCCTAACAAATATACAAATAAAATCTGCTAAATCAAAAGATAAAGACTATAAATTATTTGATGGTGGAGGACTATTTCTATTAGTTGCTAAAACTGGCGGTAAAAGATGGAGATTAAAATATAGATTCAATAATAAAGAAAAAGTTATTGCATTAGGTTTATATCCAAGTATTACATTAAAAGATGCTAGAGCTAAAAGAGATGAATATAAATCCTTAGTAGCAAATGGAATAGATCCTAATGAAGAAAAAAAGAAACAAAAAGAAGATATTAAAATAAGTGAAAAGAAAAAAGAGAATACATTTTATAAAGTATCTCAAGAATGGCATAAAAATTATGAAAGTGAAGTATCAGAAAATTATCATGTTAAACTAGAAAAAGCTTTAGAGAATTATGTATATCCTTTTTTAAAAAATAAACCTATAGAAGATATCACAAGACTTAATATAATAGAAATACTTCAAGACCTAAAACAAAAAGACTTACAAGAAACAGCAAAAAGAGTATATATGCTCATAAATAAAATATATAAGTATGCTGTTACACTAGAATACACTCATCATAATATAGTAGCAGATATAGAACAAAAAACTATATTAGGTAAAAGAGAAAAGAAACACTACCCTACTTTTACTAAGGAGAAAGATATAAAAGGTTTACTTTTAGCTATAGATGAGTATTCAGGAGATTACACTACTAAAATGGCTTTAAAAATGCTTCCTTATGTATTTGTACGAAGTTTTAATATTAGACATTGTGAATGGTCAGAAATAGACTTTGAAAATAAAGAATGGACTATACCCTCATATAAAATGAAAACAAAAATAGAATTTATACTACCACTACCTAATAATGTAATAGAAATATTAAATGAAGTAAAACAATTTTCAGGAACTGGTAAATATGTATTTCCAAGCTTTAGAAATAAAGATAAACCAATGAGTGATAATACTCTAATATCTGCTCTTAGAAGAATGGGTTATACAAAAGAAGAATTTGTACCGCATAGTTTTAGAGCTATGTTCTCTACTATTGCTTATGAGAATATGGATAAACATAATTGTTCTAGTGAAGTAATAGAAGCGCTACTGGCACATAAAGAAAGTAATAAAATTAAAGAAGCTTACAATAGAGCTAATTATAAAAAAGCTATGAAAAAATTGATTAGTTGGTATGCAGATTGTCTTAATAAAATAAAAGATTAAATTTAACCTTACAATATGTAATAAAACTTGATCTTTTTAAAAAATTCTATTATAATACAAAATCAAAAAGGTAGGGATGAAAACTTCCTATTAGAAAAAATGAAAGAGGTAAAATCAATTGACATTTATTGATTTATTTGCTGGTATTGGCGGATTTAGAAAAGGTATGGAAGCACATGGACATAAATGTGTACTTAGTTGTGAAATAGATAATAGTGCACGGAAAAGTTATTCTGCTATTCATTATAATGATCCTGGTAAAGCTGAAAGATATGAAGAATTCCCAAATGATGTAACTAAACTTGTAGATAAAAATCAACTTCCTGAACAATTTGATGTTTTATGTGCAGGATTTCCATGTCAGCCGTTTAGTAGAGCTGGTAGACGTGAAGGATTTAGTAATGATAGAAGTGGAAACCTTTTCTTTTCTGTAATGGATATTATTAACCACTCAGAACCTAAAAAAGTATTTTTAGAAAATGTAAAAGGATTATTAACTTCTGGAATTATAGAAGAACCTACAGATGTAGATCCAGAAGCAAAAATCAAACCTAAATATATAGAAGTAGATAAAGGTCTTACATTCAAAATTATATTAGAGTTCCTAGATAAACACGGATATGATGCTCAGTGGCAATTAATAAATAGTGCACACTTTATCGCACACAAAAGAGAAAGAGTATATATCGTAGCTACAAAAAGAAAAGAAACTTTTGAACAAATTTTTCCTATTCATGTAGAAAAAGAAACTATTAATACTAAAAAACTTTCATATACTAAAATATTAAACAATCCAAAATATAATTTTATTTCAAAAGAAAGTTTTCAATTTAAATTTAATGCAGAATATGAACTAATAGACTCCAAAACCAAAAAACCTTTTGTATTCTCAAAAACTACACCATGGAAAAACTTTGGAATGATGATAGGTGGTAAAATACTAACTGCAAAAGTTAAACATAATCCAGAAATTATTCATAAACTTTCTGATTATCTTCAAAGTAATGATGAAATAGATTCAAAATTTATTTTAAGTAAAGAAGAAGAAGAAAAACAAAGATATGCAAAATCTGCAAAGACTTGGGAAAAAAGTGGAAATAAGATGGGAAATATGGCATTTCCAGATTCTATTGAAAAACCATCTAGAACATTGACAGCAAATTCATCAGGTAGAGAAATGATGGTTATTGCATATAAAGATAAATTTAGAAAGCTTACACCTCTAGAGTACTATAAACTTCAAGGGTTTACAGAAGAAGATTATGAAAAAGCAATAAAGGCTGGTGTGTCAGAAGGTCAAATTAAGAAACAATCAGGAAATGCAGTAACAGTATCTACAATAAAAGCTATAGCTAAAAGGTTTTAAACCTTTTAACTAATTATTATAATTATTTTCTATTAGTTTTTGTAAAAACTTTTTATTTAGCCAAAAAGATTGCTTAATAATAGAATTACCTAGATGATCTTCATCTCTATCTGATCTATCTTTTGCATGTGGTCGAATATGAATTATTTCTGTTTTAGATGCAGGTTTTAAACCATTTACTTCTCTATATCCACCTTTTGAATTATATTTTCTTTCAACTGCAACTTTTCCATCATTTATTTCATTTTTATAATTTAACCATTCTTTTTCAATAATTCTCAATTCTTCGACTGAGGGAGACCAAAAAAAGGCTTTTCCAAGTATTCTATTTTCAAACTCTAATTCTTTTTGTGAATTTCTAAGGATAGGAATAAATAAAATTCTATTTATATTTTGTAAAAAAGTACAATTTTCCCATTCTTCTTTAGTATCTTCATTTTTCCCTTCATAGAATTCTTCTTTGATTAATTCTTTAAACTTAAAAGTAGGGAAAGATACAGCCTCAAATGGCTTATAATTAGTTTTATTTAAATTAATTGTTTTTACTTGAATACCAAGTTGTTCAAATTCTTTTATTTTTGAATTTACATTTTTAAAACCTATTGCCTTTTTTACAATTGTAGCAACAGCATTTTTACCTTTTGAAATTTTAATATCAAATAAAGATGCTATATCTGCAATACTTTTGTTCTCAAGTTTTAGAAGACTATTGATAATTTCTTTTTCAAAATATTCAGATGATATATCTAATGTATCTAAAATGGATTCATACTTAGCATTATTGATTTCTTGCCATCTTTGATTTGTAAATGATTGTTTTAAAGAAAAGGCTCTTTTCAATGCAGGAATATTACTATTTGGCTGAGACACATTATCTCTTAAAGTACCATCTTTATTTAGACCTCCCGCTCCAGAACGTGATGGAGATAGAATACTACTAATACTTTCAGTTAAGAAATGAGCTTTCCCATTATTAACAAAATCCCAAACATTATTCCAATCTCTTTTAATAATTGAAGAATTATTTCCCTTTAATTCAAATAAGTCAATTTTTTTTACAATTGATTTAGTTATATCATTTTTATTATATACATAATAAATAAAAAGAATTTTATTTAATTTCTTTTTAGCATGAGAGTCTTCCCAACTTTCTTCAACAAGTTCTTTATAATTAATACTACAAATTTTAGTTCTTTCTTTAACTTTATACGTATTATTCTTATCTTGTGTCAAAGGGATAACTTTTAATTCAATACCAGCTTCTATAAAATCTGGTGCTGGAGTATTATTATTTTTTATTCCAAACCAAACTTCCTCAATTATATTTCCAATATTACCTTTATTTTTTAAATTTAAATTACTAATATTTATATGTGACTTTTTACAAATTTCATCTATAGTTAACCCAATAGCTTTTCTTGCTCTTTTTAATATTAATTCTTCAGTTTCAACAGCATAATTAATAATATTCATCTAATTTCCTTTCACCCTATTTATTACAGATATTTTTTTATCAAATGTGTCAATTAAACTATCTACCTTGCTGTTCAATTCTAATAACTTATTTTCATTTGAAGAAAGGTTTGAATTAATATCATTTGTATCTTCGATTGTATGGCTTAAAATATTATCAATTAGTCTATCAATTGTATTTTCAACCTTAATATTTAAATTTTTAATTTCAGAAACATCAATTAGTGCGTTTAATGATCTAATAACCTCTTCCATTAAAACAAATCTCTTTGAAATATTATAGATTTCTTTAGATTTAATATTTAACTGTTTTAAAAAGACTAAACCAAATAAAGATGGGAACATAATCGAGATAGAGATTATAAAATAATTTTGAATTTTCCAATCAGTTAACAAAACATAAGGATAGCTGTAATATAAATTATCTAAATGAACATAAAAAAAGAAAAAACCACAAATAAAACATAATGTTGAACTAATCAAAAAAATGGCTCTAATTATCTTTAAATATCTAATATGTTTCTTTAAAAATGAAGAGTCAGAATTAAGTGTATGTATTGCTTTTTCTACCCGTTTTTTGTAAGCGTCTTTTTTCTTATTTTCTGTTCTTAATTCATTTTCTATCTTTACTTGATTGTTATAAAAACTTTCTTTTTCTGCAATTTCTTTTCTTATAAAAAGAATATCATTAGAATATAATCCCATTTTCGTCTCAAAAGTTTCTTCAGATAATTTAATTATCATTCGTGATAAATCTACTTTTAATTCTTTAATTCTTCTTTTTGTATAAAAAGAATTATTTGGATTATTAATTTCTCTTTCTTTATCAAAATAAATTATATTTAAATTCTTGTAATCCTTAAAAATATCTTCCAATATATTTTTATTATCTGAAGAATAGTTGTCTAAAAGTATTTCTAATAAAGCAGTATTTTTATTTAGAGGTAGAAGTCTAGATTCTATATAGCTATTGACATTTGACTCACTATCACTAACTGCATTTTCCAAGTCTTTAATTGATAAGTTATTTATATTTTCTTTTATATTTGTTAATAATTCAATTAAATCATCATTATCTTCCTCTAGTGCTTTAATTTCTTCTAAAAAATTTGATACTTTATTATATAAATTTATTTCTATTTGCTGAATTGTTCTATTGTCTGTCATATTTTAATAACCTTATTAAATTAATATTTTATTTTTATGTAAAAAGTTTTTTTTTATTTATAATTAATCTGTGTAATAATACTAATTGATTTTTATCATCGTTTTAGTTTCAGTGCTTTAAGAAAGTGATAATAACATTCTAATTCTTTTTCATTAGAGTTATTTAGAATTTTAATAATTTCGTTTTTGTAATCTATATTATTTTCATTAGATACTAATATAGTACCTTTTCCAGTTAATAACCAATTTGAATTCATATTAAACATATCTGTTAATTTTGCCACAAACTCCATAGATGGTTTTACTTTATTTTTCTCATATCTAGCAAGTGATTGAGGGGCTATTTCTAGTTTTTCAGCAAGCTCACTTTGATTAAAACCTAGTTTTTCTCGGGCTTCAACAAGTCTTTCTCCAAAATTCATAAATTTCCTTAACATTTTTGTTTATAATTATTGACATTATTAACATATTTGTATATAATCACAGTATAAATTAACATTTAAGATTATAAACCAAATAAAAATAATCTATTTAATTAGCAATTTTATCAAAATTACAGATATTTTGCATTTAAATTAGATTAAAAGTTGTAAATATAACCTAGTTTATTATCTTTATAAAAAGGATTCACAATGAAAAAAATGAAAAAAGGTTCAACACTAATGGATGAAGAAGCTACTTTATACTTTGAATCTAAGCTAAAAAATGCAGAAAAAACAACTAGAACTTTCAAAGATTCTACTGCTATTTATATTAAAAAAGAATGGTACGTTGTTGATGATATTAATGAGCCTTTATACATTGAAAGATTGAATTAGTTTTCTATTAAGTCTATTAAATAGATTTAGTAGTGAATTAATAGTCTAGTTGATTCTTACTAGTGTAAAAAAGATGAAGAAGTAAACATATAGTCGTAATCAAAAATACTGGTGTAAAACGATTAAATAAAAAGGAATATAAAATGTCAACTAACGTAAAAGAAATTAACTTAAAAGAACATGGTAACTACATCTACGGTTCATTAGATGGTGTGGACTTTGTAACTAGTGGAATTATTCAAGAAACTAAAAATGCTTACTCTGCAAGTATCAAACTAAAATTCATTATAAAATCAACTATTATGAAAGAAGTTGGCGGACAAAAGATCCCAACTATTCGAGCTAACTCTCAAATTATAAAAATCCAATGTAAAGATGAAGAATTACCAACACTAGCACTTAAATACAATGACTTAGTAGGAAAAGACCTATTAATTAACTACGGTGGAAAAGATGGAGATACATTCTTAGTACAGAATGAAAAAGAGATTCTAACAATAAAGTAATTATAGGGGTTTGAGCCGTACCTCTGTAATTCCCCGCCTTTTAGATTGATAGAGTACATGAAGTGCTGTGTATTCTACAAATTTAAAGGGGATAGTTATCCCACACAAGGAAAATAAAATGCCAAGTTCTGTTAGAAAAGGTTTAGAAAAAGTTGGAGTTGTAGCTTCTAATGCTAAAGCTAGTTTAGTTGTTGCTACTTGTGTTGGTGCTTCAAGTGTTGCAAATGCGGCTGGTATTGCGGCTCCTGATATGACGGATGCTACTAGTTCAGTTACTAATGTATTTGGGGCTGTTTTAGGTGTTGCTGTTTTAATCTTCGGATTTAAAAAAGTTAAATCATTACTATAAGAGTTTGAGGGCTTCCCCTCTCTCTTAAAAAGGTTTATAAATGAAAATAAAAAAAGTACTTTTACTATTCTTATTTATAAGCTCTTTTTCTTATGCTGAGTATTTATTGACTATCAATAAAAGCAGAAGCACAATAGTTAAGTGTATTACTTATTATGACTTTGCAGGAAATGATATGTATTACACAGATGCAGTTAATGACAGAACAAAAAGAATCTCATTAAGCAGTATCAAAAGCTATTCTATAAAATCAGGTTACTACTTAGATAAAAGAGATTATAACGCTTGTAAGTTAGTTACTAAGAAACTATCTAGTTTTACTTTAGATAATAAAGCTTCACTAAATTCTTATAACTTAACTTACTTAGGTCTATCAGATGAAGACTTAAATCTTATGTTTGCAATATCAGGTTTATTATCTTCTTTCTTATTCTTATTTGGTCTTTTTAGGTGGATATAATGATTATATATGACGTTACGGGAAATATAGCCTTTGATTACTTCTTTTCTTTAAATATGAATATAGGTTTAATCCTTTGGGGTTTTACTGTTGTTCTTAGACTTCTAAGAGCTTAAGATGAGAGTTCTACTATTAATATTACTAATCACTTCTTTTTTATTTGCTAAAGATTGGCATATTGTTTGTAAGGGTCAAGGAAAAGCAAAAGAGTTAATGGATTACTTTGATAGGGGTTCTCTTGCTGAATATGAAAACGAAGAATCTTACTATAATACTATGGATTATTCACTTGAATACATGGATGCAAATTCGGCGGCTTGTGGTGGTACTTTAAATGCTAATATAAAAATGATAGGAACTTGTGATTGGCGTGAAAGTATGTGTCATGAATATGGTGTTGGTAAAAAAGGTATTTCACTTGTAGAATATAGTACAGATGAAAAAGTATATTATAATAATGTAACTTATGTTAATAGCCTTCCATGTTTACCCGCAGATGTTAATTTACATAATATGCCTTTAATTCCTGCAACTGAAAATGATATATTACCTCCTGACCCTTATGCATACTCGCCTATCTTTGAGAGTATAAAAGAAGAAAACTACGCATTATCTGATGAAGAAGCTAAAACACAAAGAACTATATGTGATAATTTAGATATACCAAAAGATGAAGATGAAATCGATTATTCTGCTCAACTAGATAGCATTATTGATAATACATCAGAGAATAAAAACTTATTAGCTATAAATCAAAGAGACGAAAAACTAGATAATGACCTAACAACATATGTTGAGGGGTTAAGTCCTGAAATAGATGATGAAGTATCAATAACAGATTTCCAATCTACTTATGAATTAACTTTAGATGATAGCTTTGAGGCTTACAGTGATGTATTTGGCTTTGGAGAGTATGGAAGTGCTCCTGCACCTATTAGCTTTGATTTTTTAGGTAAGAGTTACGAAGTATTTAACATAAATATTATTGAAAGTCATGTTGACATGATTAGAAATACCTTTGCTATATTTGCCTATTTATGGGGAATAATTATAGTTTTTAGGGGTGTATAATGGTTGCTGCTTTTATTGTAATATTAGAACTACTTGGGGTTATTGCTAGAAATCCACTTATTCAGAAAATAGCAATATTTACTTTTTTCTTTGGTCTTGTATCTTATACAGTTGATTTCTTTACTGCTAAAGTAGTAAGTGATTTAGGGAATATTTCTCAAATACTAGTATTAGCCTCTTACCTTGGCTTTTTAAATGCCCTAAAAATCGTTTTCAACTTCTTAATAACTGGTTTTGTAGCTAAACAAGTTTTAGCCTTTATGAGGTCTTAAAATGGTTTCCTTAGTTGTTGGCTTTCCTGGTAGTGGAAAATCATATTATGCAGTTGAGAGAATCTACAATTTATTATCTAATGAGAAGAAACAAGAGTTTGATGTTATCTATACAAATATAGGTGGTATTAAATTTGATTTCTTTCCTGATTCACAAATTGAGTTTAAGAAGCTAAAAGAAGAAGAGTTAATAAACTATCTTACTGAGTGTTTTAAACTATTTCAGCAGTACAAGAATTATGAGAATGTAGATGATTACTTAATAGAGTATTCAAAAGAGAAAGGATTCTATAAAGCTTTAATAGTATTTGATGAGTGTCACGATTTCTTTTCAAATCAAGATAGGGTTAAAATCTTTTGGCTTACATACCATAGGCACTTACACCATGAGTTAATACTACTTACTCAAAACAAATCATTAATCAATTCAAAATATAGAGCAATACCTGAGCAGTTTATAGAAGCTCAACCACGTAGTAAGAAGATATTCTCTAATACTTTAAACTACAAACACTATGCTTCATTTGCTATGAGAAAAACTGATCTATTTAAAAGCTCATCACTAAAAACCAATCAAGATATTTTTAGTCTTTACCAATCAGGAAATAAATCAAATCAAAAATCTATTATTTTAAAATTTATATTAATTCTAGGGATTGGTTTATTAGTTGCTGTATTTTTGTTTTTAAATCTGTTTAACTCATACAAAGAAGAAGAGGAAGTAATAGAAGCACCAAAGAAAGAAGAAAAGATTAAAACTAAGTCACAAAGTAAAGATACAAGAATGGCATCTAAAGAAGAGGATACAAGCCCCAAAGAAGAGTATTTTAATATCTTAATACAGTTTGAAAGTGGCAATGGTTATTTAGTAAAAGATAGATACTACCATAGAGGATATTTTAAAAGATTTCTACGTCATACGGGTTCGAAAGTATTGATAAAAGAATTAGTTTATGCAGAAGATAATTACAAGATGGAAAGAATTATATTAAGAACATCAATAAATGATTTAAATAAATTTTTCTTTACAAATGAAGAAAGACAACTACAAGAATTACAAGCAAGGAACACACGTAAACAAAACAGAGAATAATATTTACTTTGCTTTTATAAGTGGCTCAATAAGTTTGATATCTACTAGGCATATATCACATAATATTGGGCTTCCTATAAGGGCAATCAAAGACAGGGCGACTCATACCCAGAAAAAAAAAGACGGATGTCTTGTTTTTTTTGGGTGATAGCGAAGCGGTCGCCCCTTGATTACTTTTAAAAAAGTTACGTCAGGACAAATCACACATAATAAAGGTTGTTAAATGTACGGTATAACATCACATGACATTAAAGCTATAGATACAAAAATTTTGTATCAAAAAAAATACTTAACTTCTAGATTCTTTGACTTTGGAGAGGAAACAAAATCAGCTTTAGATTTTACATATAGTGCTAATCTAAATCCTAAAAAGTATTTTGCAGAAATGAACAATAGAATTAATTCAATATTTGACTATGCAAAAGATTTAGGATTAAAACCAGTATTTATTACTCTTACTGCTCCATCTAAGTATCACAAGAAGAACAGAATCGGAGAGCTTAAGATAAATCCAAATGAAACTGCCAAGGCTTTAACTCAAATTTACAACAAGTTTACATCATTACAAATCTTTAGGAAGTTAAAGAAACAGTTAGGACATGGATTAGTATATTTTAGAGTTTATGAGCCTCATAAAAGTGGTGTTCCTCATTTACATGCTATGTTATTTTTACCTAATGATTACATCTTAGATGTTAAGAAAAAATTCTTCTCTTATTTTACAGATACTCAAAGATGGAACAACAATAAAAAATCTATTGACTTTAAATACACTTGGTACAACTCAGCAGGTGGAGCGGTAGCTTATATTATGAAGTATGTAACTAAGACTTTTAAAAATGATAGTGATATGAGTACTCAACACGCTTCTTATTGGTACATAAAGCACAATATTCGGCGTTTTTTATGTTCTCGAACATTAGCACCCGTAACCATATATAGAAAGGTTAGGCACTTTTTTAGGAAAGAAGATAGGGATTATTTAAAGGTATCAGAGCTAATAAAAAGCAATCAAATTAAGAGGTTATTTGACGATACAACATATTCATATATGTATTACAACCACGAAAGCGGAGAAGTAGAAGACGTTACAGTATGGCAAAAAAATTCGGACTTAATTTTACAATCTAGGATTAAACGAAATGACACATTCAAATTATCATACAAGAAGAAAGAACACAAGAAAGCATTAAAAGTATTTGTAAGTGATTTTGAGAAGTATTCATTTTCTGACGATTTAAACAAGTTTATATTAATGCCAGTTGTTCCCTCTGTATTAAAAGATTATCAATTAATCAAGTACTTTAGGATTTTAGACAATGCAGATATTGACACTATTGATTATACACATTATGGGCTTGTTAGAAATGAAATGATTAAAAGAAATTTATTAGAAGAGGAAGCTATGAGTTTAAACAATTATAGATTACCTAGTACTTTGACCAACTGTCAAGGCGGTAGCCACGTTCCCATGTCGTTTATTGTACCTGACGAGGTTATTTATGACGTGCCCTATATATAAAAACTAAAGGAGATAAAATGAGTAATTTTTTAAGAATAACAGATGTAATGAAAAAGACAGGTATCGCAAAAAGTACTATATGGCTTTGGGTAAGTGAAAATAGATTTCCTAAGCCAATTAAACTAAGTCCAAGGATTACCGTATGGGAAGAGGATAAAGTTAATGAATGGATGTCAAAATTAAGATAATTTAAATAATTAAAAAAGTATTATATTTTTAATTAACAAGGATTTAAAATGAGCCAAGCAGAATTGGATAGTCTAAATACATACTTTAAAGATAATGAAAAGAAAACATTAACAATTTCTGATGTGCCAGAAAATAAGTACTTATGTATAAGAATTGATGGATTTAAAGCAACAAAAAAATATCTAAAAGATATATTAATAAATGATGATTTTAATAATAAACTAGCTATTTCGTATGAAAATTTATTTTTTAGTTTTAGAAAATATTTTACAAATATTTATTCATCATCAATAATTTGTGCTTTTATTGTAAATGACGAGTTATCTATAATATTAAATAAAGATAATGCAAATGATGGTAAGAGAATTATGAAAGTTACTACATTATTCTCAAGTTCAATATCTAGTAGTATGACCAGACAATATGAAGAAGATCGCTTAATTTTTGATGCAAGACCACTAATACTAGACAAGAATGATATATCAAAATATATTCGATATAGATATTTAATATCACTAAGGTATTCATATTGGAAAGTATTAAGGTTAAATAATTATAAAGATGTATATGAAGATAGAATTAAACAAAACTTAGAAAATTGTATAATCGCAGTAGAAAAAATTAATAAAAAAGATGATGCAATAAAGTTAATTAACACAATTAATTTTTTTATAACTGAAAAAAAGAAAAACCCTTCTTTCACGAGTATGAAAATATCTAAAAAATACATGCAATTAGCATATTTAAATAATATCATTTGTGAATATCTAAATTTTTTACATAAAAATAAATTGATAAAGAGTTAAGTTTAGGGGTTTATTTAGGGTACTTTATAAATTGTATTCAATAATATCCCCATAAAATAGAGCACTACAATTCTCCACATCTCCACCAGTAAATTATTTACTACTTTAAAGTCCTAAACTATAGGCTTTAAAAAAGATTATTTAGAGAAACTAAAAATATTTTAGTCACCTATTATTCACCTTAATTTTAAATTTTTAAATTTCTTTTATTTTAGATCCATTTTTTAACTTTAAATATACTTTATTAATATTTTGAAAGACTTTTGTATATTTATAAACATTATTAGAATGATATATTTTTACTAGATATATACTTTTCTAACTCTTGTCTACATGACTTATTTAAATGATGTATAATTAAATTTAAAATCTTTTATGACATTACTTATTTTATGCTATTCTCCTTTTTTAGAGGAGAATTATAGCAATTGATTTGTTGATATAGGTTATGTTTATAATAAATTAGTTTAATTCTGGAGGAGGAGCATTTGTAATTTTAATTTTTTCTAAACCTTTTATATTTTCAAGACTTTTAAATTTATTCATACTTAATCTTATTCCAATATCTGGTTTTTCTTTTTCAGAAGTAATATAACATGATAGATTTTCGCCAGAAATATCTATACCTAGCTCATAGTTATAATCAGAACTAACTCCATTTAAAAACGTTCCATCACATCTTAATAAAGTTTCTGATTTAGTATTTGTAACTTGTATATATACGCTATCTAAATAATTCATGTAGTTTTCATTAAAAGAAATAGAAAACTTATTTTCTTCACCTTCATCATTTATTATTCCATTTAAAATTATATATGCTGAACCTGATGAAGTAGATATAATTGTTTTATCACTAATTATTGATACTATATATTTTTTAGTTTCATCACTTCTTTTAACCAAAGTTATAGTTTTATCTTTTATTTGTAAATCATGGTCAGGTAAGTCATTAGCAAATATATTTATAGATTCTTTTTCACTTTTTTTAGGATCTTCTTTTTTTATATATTTCGTAATAGTTTTAGTAATAATTTTTTCTTTTATTATAACTTTAGGTTTTTCGTTTTCTACAATTTCATTTTCTATTGTTTTAGCAATTTGTTTATATTCTTTTTCTTCTTCAATAAATAAACTATTAATCCCCATAGCTAATAATACTATCAAAGGGGCAAAAAAGACAATATATTTTATTTTTTCTTTATTAATTAGCATTTTGTCTATTTCCCAAAGCTTGATATAGGTTCTCTTGTTCTTTTGATTGATAATCTTTAAAGAAATTTAAAACATCTGATAAAAGGTCAATCATTTCAGATGGGTCGCCTCCAAATCTTCTTGCACCCTCCTCAAGTTTATAGATTTCATTTTTGAAATAATTTTTAGTACTTTCTAATGTCATAAATTCATTTGCAGGGTTTTTATCATGTCCTCCAGATACTATATCACCATTTTTATCTTCAATAAGTCCACTTCCAAAAGACATCCAGAGTTTAGTACTTAAATCCATATAATCTTTTGTAGTTAAGTCTGATAAATATTCAACAAACTCATTTTTTGCATTTTGATCTTTCTCAAATACTGAATCTTCAAACCAGTTTTTATCATTTGATTGAAGAGCATTATATCTATCTAACCCAAGTTTATATTTTTCATCAAACTTATTTTGTGTTGTTTCAGTAGCATTTGTTGATTCACTTTTAGTAGACTCAACTCCTTGTAACATACTTAAAAAATTATCTGCTGATTCTGTTTTAGATGTAGCATTATTAGTTTGCGTTTGATAATTTGTATAACTTTGCTGTGTTGTATTTACATTCATAATTTATCCTTTTAAAATAAAATATGAATATTAATTCATCTTTTATTTATTGCACATTCAAGCTATCTTTAACCCATACTAAAGTAATTAGTAAAATTATTCTGCTTGTAATATATTATTTAATTATAAATAAATAACTTTACTATACAATTAAATACAATTAAATATAATTAAAATCAATAAAAACAAGAGCCATTTCTTTACTTTAATCTCCTTAATAAAGGTATAAATAGAGAATTTTACAGCATATAATAATTATTACAAATCTGTAAATAATGATTTAATACATAAAAATTATAATTAGGAAGGAAATAATATTTTATCAAAATTTTATTGATTAAAATAAATAATTTAAAATAACACCCCTGAGGTTGAATCTCCATTTTTTAAATCTTATTTATATTCTTTAGATAAAAAAATGGGGAAGTCCCCTTTGTTTGTGTATTTATTCTCCACAACAAAATAATTAATTATTCTATTTTATAGTTTGCACAATTTTATACTTTCCTAGTTTGATATTCCCTAAGTGAATAACACATTTTGGATGTACATCAAACATTCCTTCTATACCACATATGGAAGATATAAGACTAATAGATATTAACTCTATTTCAGAAAATGCTGTAAAACATAATAACAAGCATAGAGGAAATACTCATCCTATATGGGAAAAAATTAAAAGTGAATATTTATTAGAAGATTTTTTACAAATACAACTACCATTACAAAGAGTCAAAAGAGCAGCATCTATATATGATGATTACAAGTTCAAATTAGAGTATATATCATTGATTAGAAGAGCTTTTATTAATAACTTGAACATTGATACAGAATATTTAGAATTACTCTTTACCAGTGCAAAAGAATCACTTAATGGAACAACTACAAACAAAGAGTTAAAGAAAAGATATACAGAAGTTGAGATTATAGATAAAGATGGAAATAGTGAACATTTAAGATTATTAGAAGATGGTTTATTAATCAAGCCATTAGCTATTGAAACTGTATCTAAATTACAAGATTATGATTTATTAACTTACTTAGACAAGGTAAGAGAAAAACAAAACTTATCAACTAAAAAGAAACATATTTATGAAGTTGCTTTAAAAGAAGCTATGAAAAGAGGTTTAGTATTAGATATTAGTCCACATGAAGCTAATGAAAGGAAATAAAATGGATAATTTTTCCCATGAAAAAGAAATCACAAAAGAAATCACAAAAGAAATGATTGAAGAGTTTATACAAAGTCATAAAGATAAAGTTAATGAAGCTATTGAAAATAAAGAACTATATGCATATTGCATTTATAGACATAAACATTATATTAAAAGCTTTGAAGAGTATGAAGAGCTAATAAGCAATGAGTCACCAGTATTTATATACGGGTTATAAATAAAAAGAATGAAAGAAGAGAAAGAGTCATGAATAATTTTCTTAGAATAACAGATGTAATGAAAAAAACAGGTATTGCAAAAAGTACTATTTGGCTATGGGTAAAGGAAGATAAATTTCCTAAGCCTATAAAACTAAGTCCTAGAATTACTGTTTGGGAAGAGGAAAAGATTAATGAATGGAAAAATAATAAAATGTTAAATTTATAATTATTTATAGTATACTTCCAAAAAATAATAAAGTAGAATAAAATGCAGGATTTAGTTTTAAATTATTTAGGAACATATAGTTTAATTTTTATATTGATAAGTATCATAGGAATGGTAACTTTTTGTAATATTGATAATATTGATGTTATAAAAACAGATAATAAAAAAATTAATATATTACATATTATAATTTGTTTTCTCTCACCTACATTTTATTTTGCAAGACAACAAAGTCAATCCATTGAAAATAAATATTCTAAAAAAGTAAAAGAATACAAAAAAGCTACAGCTAAGAAATCATACAATTTAATATATTTTTTAATTTCGTTTACTGTCATAATTTTACTTTTATTTAGTGATAGTCAATTATTTAATGTATATATTACAATAACACATTCTCAATTAGACTTATTATGTAAATATTTATTTATACCTTTTACAATTTATTTATTTTCGAGGTCAATTGAAATTTTTTATGCCTTTGGTAAAGATGCATTTGATAGACTTAATAAGAGTAGGCCTAATACTGCTTTAAAATTTCATGAAAGAATAAAACTTGCACTACGTAGCTATATTGAATTAATAATAAACTATGCACTATTATATTATTTTATAACGGTTGTTTTTTTTATTTATGAACTTAAATTACCTTTCATTAACTTAATTCATGTGTTTGATTCATTATATTACAGTTCATTAATAGTAACTACAATAGGATTTGATGTCATTAAACCAATACATGAAATAACAAAATTTTTAACTTTTTTTGAAGTACTTAATGGCATGATATTAGTTGTTGTCTCATTTACAATATATGTAAGTAGAAGTATTGAAGATAAAGAATCAAAAGAAAATTAATTTTAGGGTACTTTTTAGGGGTATTTTATAAAAAGCTTCGATTAAAATCCCTATTTATAGGTAACTTTAATTCTCCAATTTTCCACCAATACAAAGAAATATGAATATAATTAGTTATTCATAATTCTCATAATCACAAAGCTACTTAATTCGCTAAATTCAATCGTAAATAAACTTTATATTTTAATTTATCTAGTTTTATAGACAGTTCTTCGATATTCTTAGCTTCTAGTAGTACTAACATCTTTTTGTAGCTTCTTATTTCATCATCAGTGATATCTACAATTAATAAATCTTTATTTGAAAATGATTTACTATTTACAGTATCAATCATTTCTTGGATACCATCTTTATTTACTTTTTTATATAGTTTTCCATTTCTATGGTAGACTTTGTCAAAAAAGCCTTGTTCTTCAAAACTCATACATTTTCCTTTCTCTTTATTTAAATTAACAATATATAATAAAAGATAAATATCTTATCTTATTAAATTTAAATATTTATAATATATAGTATTAATATCTTATCTATAGTTACAAATTTACTTAAAATCACTTCTTCTACATCAGCTTAATCAAAACTTAAATAAAATTCTCAAATTAAATTTAAAAGTTAGAAAATAAATTATCTAAGTTATGATTACTCCAGAAAAACAAAATAGCACATAAAATATGTAGCTACAACTTAGGAGAAGAAATGAAATTATCAGAATTTTTAAATGACATAAAAGAAACAGAACAAGAAGTAGTTTATTACTGTTGTAATCATTTACTATCAAAAAAATTTGATGTTGCTGAAGACTCTTTAGATGAAGAAGCACTACAAGAATTATTTGTAAATTACAATAACTTTACTATTGCATTAAATGATTGTGCTGGGATTATCTACAAAAGATATGAAGCAGAATTAAATGACGTTTATAAAACGATCTGTTCTAAGTTCAATGTTGATCCTGATAACCAATCATTATTCGACTTTAGATTAGCAAGAGTTGCAAATCAAGATGCAAAACAATACATTGACATTGAAGATAAAGATACTCAAGAAACTGTAATTCAAAAATTTGAAGATAAAATCAATGCAATTTTAGAATCAAAATATTACAATGCTAACAAAGAGCAATTATCAAATGAATTAATCATTCCTCAAAAAACATTAGAACTAATCAAATCAGTATCTAGTGTAGCATAAGCATTCTCTTTTATATAATAAAATGGTTTTACCATTTTATTATATTGAAATTTGCTCTTTACCTATAAACTCTACCCTACTTATATTTTCAACAATTTCACTAGATACTTCTTTACTTTTATTTGCTACATTTTTTACATCTAATGCAATTGCCGAGTTATTCTGTACTGCTGAATCAATTTCATTTATAGAATCACTAATTTGTGTAATACCAGTAGTTTGCTCAGAAATAGAACCATTTACTTCATGTATTAAATCAACAGTATTATTAATATCAGAGATAAGTTCTACATAACCCTCATTCATTTTATTGGCAATATTCTTACCATTTTGTGCTTTGGCTCTTAATGAGTCCATTAACTCTTCTATATCTTTTGCTACTTCTGCACTTTTTGTAGCTAAGTTTCGCACCTCTTGAGCTACAACCGCAAAACCTTTACCAGCTTCTCCAGCTGTTGCTGCTTCTACTGCTGCATTTAATGAAAGAATATTTGTTTGAAATGCAATTTGTGATATTTGATTTACAGATTCATAAGCTTTAGATGTTGAGTCATTTATATCTTCCATTGACTCAAATGTCTCTTCAGCTAATGATGCACCAGAACTTGAAGTATTTTGTACCTTTACTCCAAGCTCAAGCATCTTACTTACATGAGTATTATTATTCTTTATAGTAGAAGTTATCTCTTCAATTGCGGCTGCTGTTTCTTCAATAGCAACTGCTTGTTCTTGCGTTGAATGAGATAGTAATTCTGCTTTTTTTGATAACTCATCTGAGTCTTGCTCTAATATTAAACCTTGTTTGAAACTAACTTTCATTTGATTTGTTATTTCATCTTGTAAGTTATTAATACCTAATAATAAACCCTGCAATGCACCACCTGAGAAAACATCTGCATTGATTTTATTTACATAATTTTGAGATTTATACTGATTTAATATATCCAAAGCATCATTTATTCCAATATTTAGCTTATCAAACATTGAGTTTAGACTTTTTGCAATATAGTTTAATTTCACATCATCTGAAGTAGCTACAATTTTATCATTTGTATATCCATCAGATATTTTTTCACAGGCAAGCATTATTTCACCATATACAGTAAGATTCTGTTGATTTGTATTTTGCATTAGTTGAATAATAGAATTTAGCTTTGATTCAATTTGTTTAAAATCTTTTGATTTAGAGTTTTGAGAAGGTTCAATAGAATTAATATTGTTTTTTAGATACTCTTCAATAATATCAAGAGATTCTAATACAAGTTTTTTATCTTTCTTTTTATTAAAAAACAT